GGCATCGATGGATGTTTCAAAATATCGACGACCGTACCACTCCATCGATCAGGAAAATAGTTTTCTAAATAACTTGGAATGACCAGATCGAGATTATCATTTATCGTCACTGTCTTCATGCCGCCTCTTCTATCATCCTAATCAATGTCCCACATTGCTGATTCCTCACGAATTCCCATTTGTCTTTCCACGTGGCTTTCCACGTAGCTATCCACAATGTACTCACCACCAAACCCCTCGCTGCCATCCGGACTGCATGCCTCGATAGAGCAAGCGCTGCTTCCCATGCAGCACACCTAGCTGCATCCCTAGCCGATTCCATGGCTGTAGCCTTTGCTGTTTTCATCGCAGGTTCCCATGCCACACCTCTAATCACATCTTCGTTCTCATGCCCCTCCCTTGGCGTAGATTGTTCCTTTGTCCGTCACCATGACGGCCACGTTGCCGACACGCTTCAGAAGCTGTTCATTGAAGAGGAAATTCACGATCGTCGAGGCGTCGTCGCAGCTTACGCGATTCTTTGCTAGTGCGAAGTACAGCAGGGCGTCGGTCACGGCGCCGCCATGCTCGAGGATGACGGTGAGGATGGTTCGGGCATGCAGGTCGAAGCGGGCGGCCTGGATTTGCATCTTCTCTGCAGCGGTCATCGGCCCCTCTACCCGTAGTACGTCGAACGGGCTCATTGCACCACCTGACGGGCATAGATCGCGAACCGATTCAGTCGGTCATGGTGGCGCGGGCGATACTCGCTGACTATCTCGAAACTCGGGTATTCCGAGCGAAAGTTTGGGTCGCCGAGTCGTTGAATACCAACTCTGAATTCCCAGCCTGGAAATGCTTTCGTCAGAATCTGTAAAAGATGCTCGCGGCGGACGGAGAAGTAGATCGTTTGGAGTTGAAGGGATTTGGTTTCTTGGGTGAGCATAAGCCTCCTTTCAATGTGTCGGGCGTCGTGCCCTGCCGATAGTCGTTACGCTGCGTGAACGAAAAGATCGATGTAAGCCTGGTTCGTGCGGTACGGGTTTTCGAATTCGATTGTCTTGGTCGAAGGTTCGAATTTGCCTAGCGGCATCGTCCTGCATCTGACCTGCGTGCCGTTCGATATGCCCCGGTAAACCCGGCGACCGAATGCGATGGAGTCGCGGAAAATCTCTTTGAAACGCTTCGTGACCATATGCCTCCTGCTAATCCGATCGGCATTCACGTTGCCGATCATCGTTGACAAGGGGTACGATGCCATAGAACACTAAAAAGTGTCAACAAATTTCTTACTTTCTTTGCTCTCGGCTAGAATTAACCACTTACGCAAGGCGCTTACTCGACGACACTGAGAATGTCCTCGACGCGGACGATCGGCTACTCATCGATCTCGCCACCGCTATACCTTCCCAACAGGACATCGTCACTCCCCTTCACGTCATCGACGTCAGACCCGACGGCAACCACACAATCGCCCTCCCCCATGGGCGTTTTCCGGGATGCCAACACCGTCAAGAGAGATGGTCCCTGCGTCGAGCGGATTTGGTCTTCTTTGGGCTTGTTTTCTGGTTACTCCCCCCCCCTGAGGGGGGGGGTGCGGGCTTTCCGTGAACAGGTGCCGCACCACAACCTGCGTTTTCCGACAGGAGGCATCCTGTTTGGAAATCTGTCTTGCTCGTCAAGCCGCTGCCTCCTGAAAAGCGGCCTATGCGACACTGGTCATATCACCTCTACTGTGTCTGAAGGGAGAGTTCAGTGTCTAGACCCCGTTTTCGTTTTTTCGATGTCGCAACCTGCGAGAAGCTCTCAACGCTCCTCGCCATCGCCATCGAGAACGGCTTCGCGTTCTCCTTCGATTTCCTCGGCCCGTACGCCGGAGTACCTGGCCGATGGTACATCGTCCAGCTCATGGACATGGATGAGAAGGTCGTCGTTACAGGCCGCGGCAAGGACCCGGCTGAGGCCGTCTCGGAGCTCCATGAGAGATGGCTGGCGAAGAACATGGGAATGGCCTGATCTTTGGTCATCATAAGGGATATGATTTCAGTTCTTCAGACCCTATTCCTTCGACCGCCTCCTCCGAAACACCTCTTCCACATCCCGCCAAAGGATCAGCTCCGTCTTCGCCCCGCGGCTCACCCCTTCTAGCCGTCCCTCCGACTCACAAATGGCAACCATACTCCTCGCCCGAAGTCGTCGGTAGAGCCGATCCTCGCGCCTCCTGAGGATCGTATTCAGCCGCCTTCGCCTGTAAAGCCACAACCAAAACGCTACCATGCCACTACCTCAACCCGACTTTCTGCGGCTTTTCAGGTCCGCCTTTACCCGATGCACGATCCACGGCGCCCGAAATCCGTGCTCGAGCCAGTGCTTCACCTGCTGCCGCACCCACCATTCATTCACGTGTTCAGCGCCGACGAGCCGCACGAGGCGGGTGATCTTTCGCGCGCTAGACTTCTCTTCCTTTGTCAACACATTCGTCCTTTGAATAAGTAGGGGCAGGAAGTGCTCTCGAACAATGTCGGGTAAACCATAGAGTCGCGCATGCGGGCGTCTTCGGATGCACTCTGTTGACCGGACAAAACCTTCGAACACTCCCTTTCCCATAAATCATCAATGAAGCACCAGAGTCTCATGACCGGTCGACCACCTGCCCCGCCGCGCCGTCGGTCGACGGTCGGATCTCGGTCTTTCGCGTCGTCGTTCTGCCGGCCCATGCCTCGGTCTACCACCGCCCTTTCAGCCACTCGTTTGCACCCCGTCTACGTCTTCCACTACTTCCCTGCCAACACCGCCCGTCGAATCAGGTCAGCTCTTACCGGGTAGTCGTCCCCTTCCCGGTTCTCCTCCGCGTGTGCGCTCTAGCGCTATTGCCATCGCTTGCGTCATGCCTTGCAATCTTTGGCGATATGGCGGGACGGTACTTCCGGTCATGGTTATCCTCGAGGTACTCCATTACCATCCCGAGCGCCTGCCTCGTCCCACTCATGGCCGCTCTACCTTCGTATTCTCCACCCGATCCGTCGGTGCGATGAGCAGCCAACGGTAGCAGGCGTTCGACACCCAGAGGTCAGGCGAAAACGGGGCATTGGGCCCGCTCGTGCTGGCATAGAAAGTGAGACCGGTCTGGCAGTCGAAGGCGGCGATACGGAGATCCATATCCTTTCCGGTGTAGTAGCCGGACAGGGCGGTGTGTCCGCAGTAGCAACGCTTGGACACGTAAGTTGTTCGACCGATCCGGCTAAAGTACCGCTCGGTACTGTCGGCACAGGCCGTGGCCGCCGCCATGAGTGAGAGTAGGGTCAAAAAGGTCTTGGTCATATGCTCCTCCTGATTTTATGCACCAGACGCGTCAATGATCTCGAGCGCCTCATCCGAATAGCCTCGTCGACGATCGTCTTTCCGACCAAAGCTCGTAATAGAATCACTATTTACATAACCCGCTGAATGTGTCAACAATAATCGTATGACCGTACGAAAGAAACTAAAGAAGCCGAATATCAAGAAAGCCGTTCAGCACATCCTGGACCTCATCGCCCAGCGGCACAACCGGACCCGCGGCGACGTCATCGTGGCCGAGTCCTGCACCGGTCCCAATGGCCGCCCCGACATCTCCGTCTACGCGGTAAGGCAGTGGCTCTCGCGGGGCATCCCCAAGAAGCACTGGGAAACCGTGGCTAATCTGGCTGGTATACAAGAGTCTGAGGTTGCGCGGATACACAGCCATTACCGTTAGTCACCTGGTGGGAGCAGTGCCGGCCGTCCCTACCTGGGTGCACCGAATGTGGCGAAAACGCCTCACCGCTACGGCCTCTTGGGCCGCCCGCTCCACCATCTCCTTCACCTTCCGGCGAACCTCATCGGCGGGCATACCCATCTGCTCGGCCACGGCCGATAGCGAGAACGGCCAGTCCTGGTGAGCAGTGTCGAAGAGGTAGCGGAGGGCGGATCGCCTCGCCGCTCGCTCCATGGAAACGCACTGAATCCCCTTCTTCACAGTAATCGGCGCAAGAGCGTCGAGCACCGCGCGCTGAAAGACGGCGAGCCGCAGGCGTTCTTCGGGAAGTGAGGGGGGTGGGGGATTGATCCATTCGCAGTCGGCAGAAAAGAGATATGACATAGAGCATCCTCGTAGCTACACGTTGAAACCCGTCTCGTTGAAAAAGTCCTCATCCTCTTGCCCGACCCCTCCCTCACCCTCCGGGAACAGCTCGAGCACTTTCACGATGCGCCAGAACTTCCCCTCCCGCTGGATCCTGAGACGCTTCGGGTTCCGGATCTCGGTCAGTCTCGCCAGCGCCTCGTCCACGGTCGCCGGGGTGCTCTCCAGCAGGCTCCCGCCGCGGGCGTACCACCACCGCCGTGCCTTGTTGCCGGCAAATCCGTCATGCTCGAAGCAGATCCACTCGGACACCTTGCCGATAGGCACACCGTCAATCATCGAGAAGTAATAATCCGCCCGCATGGTCGGTAGCGGCTTATCCTTCTTCTGGTGTTTGCAGTAGTCAGACTTGAAAACATCCACGTCGTAGGTCGGCTCCTCCTGGGTAGAAAGGATCGGCGCGTCGGAGGGCTGGGCTTGGTGGTTCAGACGGGGAGTTTCCAAGAATGGTGTGCCACAGTCTGGACACTCCTTGGCTGACAACATGACCACTGACCGACACGTCGGGCACGACTTAACCAGTGGAGCTTCGACCCTCGACTCGTCGTTTCCGGTTAGTGGGCAGCGGCGGTAGGTAATCCGAATCCGGTCGATTGGGCCGTGGCGAAGGGCGTTTTCGCCGAAGTCGAGAACGATGCAATCCTCTTTTCCGTCCGCCCTCCTCGCGCCCCTACCGCAGATCTGGACCCACAGCGCGGTCGATTGCGTGGCCCGAAGGACGGCGATCAGGTCCACCCGCGGGTGATCGAAACCGGTCGTCAAAACGTCACAATTGACCAGCGCCCGGAGTTCGCCGTTCTTGTACTCCCGGATGATTCGATCCCGGAATAGCGGTGGGGTGTTCCCGGTCACGACTCCGGTCGGGATGCCGACCTTGTTCAGGACGGTTCCAATCGTCTCGGCGTGGCTCACACCAGCTCCGAAGATGAGCCAACTCTTACGGTCGTGCCCGTAGGCGATTATTTCATTTACTGATGCCTCAACGAGATCTAGGCGGTTGAATACTCGTTCCATCTCCTCGGCTACGTACTCCCCGTTCCGAACCCTCACCAGAGATAGGTTGGCCTTCGACTTTCCACATTTTGAGACCAGCGGGGAGAGATAACCCTGGGCAATGAGATCCCGGATATTCGCTTCGTAGGCGATGCCCGTAAACAATCCCTCGCCCTGGGTCAGAAGCCCGCTGTCCAGCCGGTAGGGAGTCGCGGTTAGCCCGGCGAACCTGACGGCCGGGTTATTCCGAACTAGCCCGTCGATGAGCGTGCGATACATTCCGTCGCCACTTTTCGGGATGAGGTGACACTCGTCAATGATGACCAGGCTAAAGGCACCGAGATCGTCGGCCCTACGGAACGCCGACTGGATGCCCGCGAAAATGACCTGGCTATCAGTCTCACGCCGATTGAGCCCAGCTGAAAAGATTCCGACCGATCCAAATGGCCGTCTGGAAACGAATTTCTCGTAGTTTTGCTCGATTAGTTCCTTGCGGTGAGCAAGAATCAAAACCCTCCGATCGAGCCCCTTCTCGCAGACTTGCCTAGCTACCTCCGCAAGGATGACGCTCTTGCCCGATCCGGTCGGGAGAATCAATAAAGGGGCCCCCTGGGGGTTGGCTCTGAACCACCCCCAGAGGGCCGAAATGGATTGCTTCTGATAGTCTCGAAGATCCACCTTCCTCCGTCAGAAAGGAATGTTGTCGTCTTCCGGAATGACCGGGGCTGCAACGGGCGGCCTAGGAGCGCTACTAGTCTCCTTCCAGAGGATCTTCGTAACGACGTTCCGAGCTTCTCCCAGGTTATCCTTTTCAATGTCGACACGGATCCGGAACGGAATGCCGTGCAATATTGAGGTGTCCGTAAATTGTGTCTTGCCGCAAGCTAGACCAATCTCCTTGAGCTCCTTGAGGCCAATCCGCTGTGTGATGACGTTCACGTGCTTGTAATTCACGTAATGCCAGAGCAAATACCCCTTGTACTGCCCGTCAAGCACTTGGAAGGTGAACTTCACGTACTTGCCGTTCCCCTTCTTGTTGTCACTCACTACGCTGTCTTCGATCGAGACCGTGTAGTCCCCGGCGGGAATGGACGCAAAGTCGTCACTATCTGGGATAGAGTTAAAGTCGATGTATCCGATTTCAGCCATGTTTTTTCTCCTTACACTTCACTCGCAAATTGTTCCTGCTTCCCTTGCTCGGGCCGCCAATCCGTGTACTGGAGAAAAGCGTCCCAATCGAACTGCTTCGGGAAAGGTAACTCATACGGTAGGTCGAACCGGTTTTTTGCCTTGTGGCTCGGTCGCTCCTCCGTATAAATCACGCGCTGGCCGTTCCCCAAGCCCCTGACCCGCTTCTGGTTGAAGCCGAGTTCGTCGGTCTGGGTGAACACCCGGTAGTTCCCAAACAGCATCGCATCGGCCCACTCGAAGATCATGTCCTGAATGAGGTCATGACATTTGAGCGAATACCGATCGTACGGCTCGATATCAGGGGAATCGTATCGCTCGATATCGCTGTGCCCGAGGAGCACGACCAACATCCCCCGGTCGTTTCGGAGCGCATCGAGGGCCTTCAAAACACGCTCGAAGTACGGCTCGGCCAGTTTGTAACCGCGCCCGAAGCTGGCGAAGATGTCGTCGCCCTTTTCCTTGCGAATCTCGCTGTGGACGATTTGCTCGAGCCACGAGATGGAATCCAGCACGACCGTCTGGTACTGGTGCCGTCCTCTGTAAAGGACCGTGAAGCACTCCATCACGTCGGCGAAAGAACGGGCAGTCGGAAACCGGGCATACTCGAGCTTCCCTATCCCATCCTCACACTGAACGAAGATCGGGTTCGGCGCTGAGGCCGCCCACGTCGTCTTCCCGATACCCATCGGGCCGTAAAAGACTAACCTGGGCGGTTTCCGCTCCCGACCGGTTTGAATCGATTCAAGGTTTATTGCCATCTGCCTCCTTTCCTTTTCGGATCACAGTCAGTCGTTTGTAACACGGCACACAAACCAGCTAGAGCGCGGCCCCCTTCCCGGTGCCACTCCCGCCAATCCGTAGCCAATTCTCCATCTCTCAAATCGTCGCCGAGGTCCTGGTCTCCCACTCTGTAAAGCGCCATATCGGAAAAAGGCGGAGTACGCTCGATCATGAGCTCGGTCGCGATAGATTCGAACTCTTGAAACGGATGGTGATCTGCCTCGCGGAGAATGAGACTCATCACACCAGACTCCCGTTCGGGATGGCCGGTCAGGAGTCCGCTGATAAAGGAAGTGTCATTACCTTTGAAAGACTTGTCGAACTCGGCCGCATCGACGATGAGCCTAGCTGCTTCCGTAAGCACTTTCTTGGTTGCTGGCTTGGTAAAGACCGTCATACACCTCTAGGCTATGTTTGTTTGCGATGTGACCGAGATCGTTTCTATGGTTGACAAAAGTACAACAGAGAAGCTAATACTGTCAACCATGAACTCAAAAATTCTAGACATTATCGATCGATGCGGCGGGGAACTGATGGTGGCTTATAACCTCGCGCTTCATCAGCAGACCGTAAAGCGGTGGGTGAAGAGGGGCGGCATCCCTCAAAAATACTGGCGGCGGCTTTCGGAACTCGGCTCAATTCCGCTCGAAGCAATCAAGGACGTTCACGCCAAGGCTAAGCATCGGCAAGGAAAGGCATGGGCCAAAACCGACTCCTCCCGGACCTGAAAGAGGCCCGGCGGTTCCTCAACCTTTTCGATGAGGGGCTATTCCACACATTCCAATGGTTTCCCGAGGTCAAGGCCCTCGGCGGCCCGGCCGCCCACAAGGAGGGTGACCTGGACGACATGGCCGCAATGCTCACCGCAATCAACAACGAGCGGTGCGGTATCTTCTTCACGGTCAACGAGACCGACGGCAAGGGGCGTGACACCGGGAACATCGTCAGCGTTCGCGCGCTCTTCGTAGACTTGGATGGGGCGCCTCTCGAGCCGGTGTTGGCGGCGGGAGTCGACCCCCATGCCGTCGTCTGCTCCTCGCCGGGGAAGTTTCAGGTCTACTGGCTGGTAAAGGATTGTCCACTCGATCGGTTCACACCCCTTCAACTCGCTCTGGCCGAGAAATTCAAATCCGATCCCCAAGTAGCGGACCTTCCGCGGGTCATGCGCGTGCCCGGCTTCTGGCACCAGAAGAAAGACCCTCACTTGGTGAGGGTCGACCACATCGAGTACTTCATGCCCTACCCGGTCGAAGTTCTGGTGGAGCGGTTCGGGCTAGCCGATCTCGAGCGCGAGGCCGTGCAAAAGCAAGCTCTCCCCCCGCTATCCGAGCTGTACCAGCAGAAGATTCCCGAAGGGGAACGGCACAAGAAGCTCATGCGATACGCGGCCAAATTCGCCTACGAAGGAAAAACCCCGGACGAGGTTTACGGGCTGGTTCAGTCGATCAACTTTATCTGCTGCTCCTCGCCGAAGCCAGAAAAGGAGATCAGAGACATCGTCCAAGCAGCATTCAATTACGCCGGCCCGCCGGGCGGAGGGTACATCCCACCAGCCGAAGAACGAGAGGAGGACTCAGCCGCCACCGAACTCGCACTGCCCGAGGCGTTCGTCATCGGGGCCCCTGGACTCGTCGGTCAGGTCGCCGATTGGATTAACGGCAGTATCACGCGAGAGCAACCCCACTTCGCCCTTGCAGCAGCGCTCTCCTTCGTCGGGGTACTGAAAGGGCATCGGGTGCAAACGCCGCGCCGGTCCAGGACGAACCATATGACGCTAGCCATCGGAAAGTCTGGCTCTGGAAAGTCCGAGGTCGGTAGCCGCATCGAAGATCTCATCCGGTGCGCCGGTCTGGACCACATCATCATGGGCATCCCCGCGTCCGACTCCGGCCTCCGGGCCGGCATGGCCCATCGGAGGGGGCGAGTGTTCATCTTCTGGGACGAGATGGGCTTGGCACTGGAAGGGATGCTGCAAAAGAATAGCCAGTACCACATCCGGGCGATCAAAGACCTGTTCGTCGAAGTGTGGACGAAGGCCCATACCGTACTCCGGAAGAAGGAACTCATTACCGTCGAGGCCCAAAAGGCCCACGTCGACATCCAGCAGCCATGCTTCGGGTTTTACGCGACCGCCCAGCCAGACATCTTCTACGGTGCGTTATCATCCGCCCACGCGGCGGACGGCTTCTTTCCCCGGTTGCTCGTGTTCGAGACACGGAATAATTATCCACCGGAGCGGGCGGTAACCTATACAGATCCGCCCGACCTTCTCGTCGACTCATGCCGGGATATCGAGTCTTGGCCGACGAATTGCACGCCCGGGAGCGGAAACCTTTCGGACATGGTGATCAACCCAAGGGTCGTTCCGTTCTCACCAGCGGCTCAGAAGCTTCTCGACGCGGCCAAGAAGGACATCGAGCGGAAGCTCGACAGGACCGGTGATAGCCTGACGGGTGGTGTTTGGGCCCGGTCGCTTAGCCACATCGAGAAGATCGCTCTCACCGTCGAAGACCGGCCGGTCATATCGAGAGAATCGGCGGAATGGGCAATCGATCTCGTCATGCGGCTCTCGGCTGCCATGTCCGCTGCGTTCAAGCTGCGTGTGTCGGATTCGGCCATCGAAAAGACAAAGAAGCGTGTACTTCAGGTCATCGCTGCCGCCGGGGTAGACGGAATCGGGACCAATCTTCTGACCAGAAAAACGCAATTCCTAAGAGACAAGCGTGAGCGTGATGCGGTATTATGCGAGCTTGAGCATAGCGGGCAAGTGACGACGATCATGGAAAACACGGCAGGAAGGTCGACGAAGAAGTGGATCCTAGTCGAGCACGCCTCCGCGCAAAAATCAAACACTGTCAACCCTTCCGTCAAGATTCGTCAAAGTACAGATTGACGAAAGTTTCTGAATAAAATCACTGGCTTTACCCCCTTCCGTCAACGTCAACGGGGGGTGGCACCCCCTTATATTCTCCTCGATTTGGATAAAAAAAAGGGGGGTAGTATATGTGATAAGGTAATATACATAGTTATATTATTATAACTAATAGATTTTATTCACTATTTACCTAAAAACTTTCGTCAAACTTTCGTCAAAATCGTACTTGACGAAAGTTGACGAAAGCCCCCCCCCCTTCTCCTCAATGGACCTGGGCATGTTACCTTACCCCCTTCCGGGCATGACGCTGAGCAACCTACACTGATCGAGATGCCCCCCAAGGTTACGTCCACTCACCGCCTCCCGGATTACGAGCACAGGGAACAAACCACGTTCTTTAACCTCCTGTCGCGAGTGAACCACCCTGCAGCCCTGGTCACTTTCGCCATCCCGAACCAGGCCGTCGCCAAGTTTCGGAGCAAGGCTATGAGGATCAGATTCTGGAAGGAGGGGGTAAGGGCGGGTGTGCCCGATATCTTTGTCAGTTACCCGATGGCCCCGTTCCACGGCCTCTACATCGAGAACAAAACCCCAGGGGAAAAGCCCTCGAAGGAACAGGTCGCATGGCATGAACGGCTCCGGGCAGCAGGCTATCGGGTCGAGGTCTGTTTCTCGGCCCGGCAGCAGTTCGAAGTCTTCTGCGATTACCTCGACATCACCCCGTTCCGGATTGACTAACCTACTCGCCTCCTCTGTTGATATATTTCGCTATCCGTGTGACCCCCCCCCTCATTGCAGCCGGACGGAGCACGTCGGTTACGCGATGCCGTGCCAGAGCAAGACCCGGCATACTGGTAAGGAAAAGGCGAGGCGCTTGCACCATTCACATCTCCACCGACTGACCAAATTCAACCGCTGGTCAATCTCTTCCCCTCTGTGGCACCCTGTGTATGACGGCGCGCAGGCCACTTCCCGGGAAAGTCGGGACCAAGGGACTAGCGGCTATCCGGGGTTTTTGGCACTGAACGACCATAACAGCTACGACACTACGAACTTCTTCCAGGTCTACAGCTCTGGCGAGTATATGCCTGAGAAGCGTCTACTCGTCGCTGTAATTCAGCGGGCCTTGGCCGACTTCACGGTGCCGGATGGAACACACCCGCTTCTGAAGTGGGAGGCGGGTAAGTGGCTCTTCTCCGACTCGCATGAAATCATGTCGCTGTGGTGGATCTGCTCGGCACTGTCGGATGACCCCAAAAGGTTGAGAGACAAGATTCTCGCAGCCGCCAAGCAAAAAAGTTGGCGGCAGAAGGCGGTGATATTTCGTGTGGATAGGAGGTAGCGTGGGTGTACTGGTTGCGCTTCTTGCGGGTATTGTCACTACTCTCTTCCTGGAGGCAAGACGTCTCTGGGCCCAGATCCAGATGCTTGAACAGACCATCGCCACGCTCGCATCTACTCAATCCGTCGAGGAGATAGCGAAGAACGTCGAGGACCTCAAGACTATGACCTGTGAGGGCTTCTCGAAGTCGGCTGAGGTCATGAATGCCCTAAACTCGGCGTTGGCCCTGACGAACGCGACGGTTCGACTGAATGCGGTCGCGGTCGAGAAGAATTACATTCGCCGAGCCGAATTGAATTGAGCTATCCTAGTTGGGCATATGGCCCGAAAGAAAACCGATCAGTCGCAACCCCTTAATCACACGGAATCAGACGGCCCTAAAAAGGAGCTAACGCCGAAGCAGGTCGCGTTTCTGGAAGCCTTGGTGAAGCGCAAGGGTAACGTCACTGCTGCCGCAAAGGTCGCCGAGATCTCTCGCGGCCAAGTCTACGAGTGGCGGAATACGAACCCTACTTTCGAGGCCGAGTACCAGCTTACCCGTACGAAGCTCGAGGAGTTCCTCTTCGAGAAGGTGGTCGAGTTTGCAGAGCTTGGCGACATCACTGCCTGCATCTTCGCGCTCAAGTCCCTCAACCGCGCTCGTTTCGACGACGCTTACGCCCGTCAGGAGCGCGCTCTCGAGAAGGGCTTGCAACCAGCCGAAGGTTTTGTACCCGTCCGGGCCGTGCTAGTCAGGGACCCAGAACCGCCGGGCGTGAAGGCGCCTGTGGTCAATGGGGTGTCTGAACAAGAGCACTGAAGGCGGTGGAGATCTCCCAGCGCCTGGCCGAACCACATCACGGACAGTCAAAACCACCTGATGAACGCGCGGCCTCGATCATCAACCCTGATACCGCAATGCCCCCTGCCTAACGCCTTTCTCGTCATGCGACACTGCCTGTAGGTGGCAACCAAAGCTGAAGAAAGACAGGTACCGATACCGTGGTGGGTCGCCCGGCTAATCGAGGATATGACCCCGGAGCGGACGTTTGCCGTGACGGGAGCACTCGGCGCTGGGAAGACGACGGGCGCGGCGTACTTCGTAATCGACCGTTGGCTCCTCAACCGCAAATCGCAGTTCACCTGGTGCGTTGCCCCTACTGCAACGCGCTGTGAACAGATCATCATCCCGGCTCTAAAACAGGTGTTGTTCGACGTCTATGGCATGACCGACGGCGTCCAATACCGAATCTACCGGGGTAAGTTCTACAAGCTAATCCTGAAGAACTATCAACACGAGATTCACATCCTCTCCGGCGACAACCCTGACGGGTTTGTCGGCGCGAACATTTCCTGCTTTTGGGTAACAGAACCGGGCCTGATGGAACGGACGGTCTACGAGAAGCTCATGGCGCGGCTGCGGTGCCCGAAGGCCGTGATCAGGCAGGCGTTACTCGAAGGTAGTCCCGAAGGAATGTCGGGAAAGGGGGCCTGGTGGGCAGATATCGGGGACCTGCCCGGTGTCGGGTATGACCGCATCGACGCGGACAAGAATATCCGCCGCATCATCCTCGAGACCCGGATGAACCGGTGGCTCCAGCCGTCCCCAGAGGTCTATCTCCAGAAGTTGCAGCAGGTCTACGGCCACGACCCGGCGAGGCTAAAGTCGTATACGCTCGGATTGTTCGTCCCCTTTACAAAATCAACAGCTTACTGGAGTTACGTGGCTAGCCAGCACGTCGATCGGACCGGTGCAAAACCTGATCCGCAATTGCCGGTCGAGCTGACGTGGGACTTCAACGTGAGCCCGCTCGCGTGGGTGGCTGCGCAGCAGTTCACCTACCAACGGGACTATTACTCGCCGAGGACGAAGAAGCTCATTGCCCTTAAAGAGTCGTCCGGGGAGAGTCGCGGGCTGTACGATGCCTGTCTCGAGTTCCGGGTGTGGTTCCCGGTGGAGCGGTTCCGAAACACGCCGATCAGGGTCTACGGCGACGCTTCGGGTTACGCCCGGTCACACAAGATCGGCCATGACGATTACACGGCCATCGAGGAGTACCTACGGGGAACGCTCGGCTACCGGAACGTCGAGGTCCTAGCCGAGCGCGCGAACCCGGAAGTCCGGGTACGGTTGGAGAAGGTCAACGCCGCTTTGGCGTACGACATGGTTGCCATCTCGCCGGATTGCCCACGGCTCTTGGATGGACTCGTCCGGACGTCGCTGAAGGACGGCACGTACCAGATCGAAAAACCCTCCGGAGAGACACATACCCACTACCCTGATGCGCTCGGATACCTCATCGTGGCACTATTCGGAGACCAGGATATTACCAACCCCAAGGCCCGGGGCAGCACTAGGCCCTTGGGCGGCACACTGTAGGAGCCTATGAGCATCGAGATCGTTTCCCCCACCATTACCGTGAGCACAACGCCGGCGTACACAGCTGGAGACCTGGTCGGCGGCAAGTTGGACCTTTCAATGGCACTGGGCAAAGGTAACTATTCCGCCGAACTCCAAGGGCTCGTAGTCGTCGAGAAAGGAATCCAGAAGTCGGCTCTCGACATCGTCTTCTTCAACGCCAATCCATCGGCCACGAGCTTCACCGATAACACCGCCTTCGCCGTCGCCGCTGCCGACGTGGCTAAAGTCATCGGGATCGTGAGTGTCGCTCAGGCCGACTACATTTCCATCTCGACGACGCTGTCGGTCGCGACGATCAAGAAGTCGTCGTTGCGGATGGTGCTCAAAAACGTCGGCTCGACATCGGCCCTCTACGCAGCGGTCATCGCTCGGGGCACGCCGACCTACACGACCACCACAGATCTTTCGATCGCCTTCACTATCTGCAAGTAACCGGCGGGGATTGAGTGGCTGACCAAATCAAGCTCTACGAACACCCTGAGTACAAGGAACGCGAGCCCGAGTTCCGGAAGCATCGCGACCTGTACGAGTGTAAGCACGCCGTGCTCTCGCTCTTCCAATACCTCTGGCCGCACGAGCTCGAGCTCTCCGAGCAACCAATCAAGACACAACTTGCCACGGGTGACGTCGTGGACACCATGGATACGGTCGGCTCGAAGCTCCGGCGTGTCCGTGTATCACGGACCAGGTTTCTCCCGATCGCAGAGAGTATCGTTTCCATGTGGGTGTCTTTCCTCTTTGGGAAGGACAACGCGATTGTACTCAACGACGAGGCGAAGGAGATGCTCGGCGAGGAGCTGGAGAAGGATATCGATGGTGAGGGCACCGACTTCGCGACATTCGTGAAGTGGCACGTTGCGCCGAACTACTTCCTATACGGGAAACCCATCATCCTCGTCGACGCCCCGTCGCTCGAAGGGATCGCGACCGAGGCTGAGAAGAAGGCTTCCGGCTGGCGGCCGAGGATGGAGGTGCTCGATAACCTCGACGTCAAGGACTGGCAGCTCATCCAGTTCGGAAAGGACAAGGGGAAGTACCAGTTCATCCGGTACGAGTACCAAGAAATCCAAGACCGCAGAAGCTCACGCGAAGAGCCGGTGGTGCTCACGAAGAGCCGAGAATTGTCAGTCTTGGACGGCGTACTCACCTCGACGACGTACCGGCTCGAAGCCGACTCAAATGACCCGAGCGGTAAGGTTGGCTGGAGGCTCGACGGCCTGCCGGTCCAGCAGCCGGGCCTGACGGCCGTTCCGGTCTCCACCGTCAAGAAGAACGAGCCGTGGCTCTGTTCCATCGCGGACATGATCTTGGTTGCCTACAATCTCATGTCGGCCCATTGGAACGGGCTAAACAGTCAGGCGTTTCAGCGGATATTCATCTCCGGTAAGCTCGGCGATAAGCACACTATCTCCCTGTCGGAGTACGCCGTTGCGATCCTGCCTGAAGGGGCGCAGGTCAATGTCATCGACCCAACCAACCCCGCTGCGCTCGAGAAGGCGATCAACGCCGTCATCGACTACATATACCGAATGGCGTTCAACCGGACGCGCACGCTATCCACGAACTCGAACGAGGCCCCGGCAGCCGACACGCTTCGCGAAATGCGAGAGGAGATGCTCATACTGCTCAAAAGCGCGGCCAGTGAGATCGAGAACCTACTCAACCAGGCTCTCAAGTACTTCGCACTCTTCAAACTTGGGCCCGAGGCCGGCGCGAAGTTCAACGGCAAGGTGACGCTGAACAAGGACCTCACCATCGAGGACTTCCAGAAGCAGCTCGACATCTGGGCCATCGCGCGGGACGACATCAAAAGAGTGTTCTCCTGGTACAAGGCGTTTCTTAAGAAGCTCGCCGAGGAGCAGAAATTCTCCGAGGATGAGGAGAAGGAGATTCTGGACGAGATCACGAAGATGAAGCCCGAGCCGAAGCCGGATCCTCTGGCGGGCTTCGGGCCGTTTCTGAGCAACGGCGATGGCGGACGAGAAGGAACTGGACAGGTTGACACGGGAGGCCCGAAGCCGGACCAAGGCGGGGGAGGCGGAGGTTGAATCCCTCGTCGCGTCTCTGGAGCGGTTCCTGCGACGTAATCTTTCGAGGATCCTCAACCATCTGAAGAGAGGTAGCCTCACGGCGAAAGAGGCAGCGAAGGCCCTGGGCGGCCTCAAGTCCGCTATGGAGGAGGAGGGCCTCGGGAGGTACTTCGACCGCGCCCGGGCCCTCGTCCAGGAGGAGTACGCGGCCGTGCAGGCGGAGTTCGAGCAGACCACGGGCAAGAAGGCGCTCCTGTCCGAGTTTACGCGGAAGAGCCTCGACGCCCTGCGGGATACCCGGCTCAACCTAGCCTCGACGTACGTGGATGACTACCTGGGGGACGTGCGCTCAGCGGTGCTGGACGCGGTCGTGGGCGGGCGGGAGATCGAGCCCGAGGACATTCTCGACTCAGCAACTGGCCGAACGCTGGCAAATCTGCAGACCGAACTCAACACGACCCGCATGGCCTACCAGCGGGTCATCCACTTCGAGAAGGCGAAGAAGGCGGGTATCGACAAGTTCCTGTACGTCGGCCCGGATGATCAGATCACCCGCGACTTCTGTAAGGAGCACGTCGGGAAGGTCTACACCCGCGATGAGATAGCCGAGATGGACAACGGACAGAATCTTCCGGTCGAGATCTACTGCGGTGGGTATAACTGCCGACACCACTGGCGCCCAGTGTCGGACGAACTAGCGGCAGAGTTACAGCAGGGGGGCGATGGGACTAAAGAAGACTGACCTCTGGATCCTTCCCGTCTCCAAGACTCCCGAGGATAATGTCTGGGTGGTCATCGCCGAGTCTCGCATGAAGGACCGAAATCTCCGGAAGATTCGGGTCTTCACCACCGAGCCAACCGACGCGTTCGTCGAGCACTTCCGCCGGGCCCTCGGGGACGACGCCACGGCAATCGTGATAGAGACGGCGCCCGACCACTTCGACGCCGACGAGATCGATACCGTCGCCTGCTGAGACCCCCCTACCATACCGATCCGCACCTGCCCGACAATTCCCATGTGGCCATCGAAGTCAAGAATGCCGAGGTGATCGTTCGCGCCGTGCGAGAGAAGCTCGAGCGGATGAAAGCCAAGCTGGAACCGGTCCTTCAGGACGAGGTGACCCGCATGGTTCTTCGCACCCGGCAGGGACGAGACGTGAACGGGCAACCGTTTGCGCCGTACACCCCCGCTTACAACGCGTTCAAGGCTTCGCACAAGAGCGGGGTCAAGACCCGCACGGGGAAGCCCGGGAAGAAAGCCAAGCAGGTTAAGGGGGCGTTTTCGGCTATCCCGCAGACGCCTGATCTGACGTTGTCGGGAAACATGCTGGCGGCCATCACCATCGAGGTTCGAGACGAGGGTAACACGACAATGGGTCGAGTCTTCTTCAACTCAGCTCTGGAGGCCGCAAAGGCGCGGGGCAACATGGAGAAGCGCGACTTCTTTGGATTCTCGAATGACCAGGTGGTGCGGATCAAGCGAAGGTTGACTGAAAATACATGACGACTCAAGCAGGAGAAGAAACGGGAGTGGATCGGCAGCAGGCGGGCGAGAAGCCCCAGGCGTCTGAAGGGCAGAACGAGCTAAACGTGCTCGCGCTCACCACTCAGCTCAAGAACGAGAAGGAGGCCCGTCGCGCTGCTCAAGGGCGGCTTGCCGACATGGAGGCAAAGCTCCAGGCATTCGAGGGGATCGACCCGGCGGCGATCCGCGAGATCATCGCGGAGAAGGAGCGGCTCGCCGAGGAGATGCGCAAGAAAGACCCAGCGAAACTCGAGGAGCACTTCAAGGCTGAGAAGCAGCGGCTGATAGACACTTACGAGTCGAAGCTCAAGGCAGCCCTCGAGGAGAACGCCAAGCTCAAGGCCCAGAACAAGTCGCTCACTGTCACCGACAAGGTGATGGCGTCGATCGGCAAGTATTTCAATGACGACGTCCTCGATATCGTAAAGACGGTCGTCGAACGGCACTGCGACCTGGATGAGGCCGGGCAGATCGTCATCCGGGACGAGAACGGTGAAGAGATGCCCAGCCCGAAGAACCGCATGCTCCCGATCTCGATCGAGGAGTTTGGGCAGTGGCTAGTCGAAAAGCGGCCATCGCTCGCGAAGCCTATCGGCATGGGCGGGACGGCGAGCGCGAGTCAGGGCGAGCGGGCGAAGCGTGGTGCGAACGGACGGATCCCGGCGACGTATGCCGAACTCCAAGCGATGCCGAACGCCAAAGAGATTTGGGCGAACCTCTCATACGAGGAAAAGTCGAAGCTCGCGAGCACGATGCGATTTGGGTAACCGATAGGGAGAACAAATTTTATGCAGAAGCAAAGAGAAGCGATTGAAGTATTTCCAGATGGTGGCGGGCATAACGGCGGTGCCGTGTATCGACCGTACAAGGTCAAGACGACCGACGCCACGGCGACGGTGATTTTCGAGATCCGACTGGCCGAAGGTGAGACGGTCCTTATCGACGGTGCCGTTCACGGCAGTCAGTCGGACGCCTCGAATGGTCTCTTCCGCCCGATCACGTGCGGGTTCAAGCGGGCGGTCGGCGGAAACGTCACATCGATCGGCACGGCCTCAGGCGCGGATGTCGAAGACGATGTGGGCACACCGGCGGTGACGGTCGCAGCCGACACCGTGAATCAGAAGGCCCAAGTGAAGGTCACCGGCATCGCAGGCGAGACCTGGAAGTGGACAGCGCTACTCACGTACGTAAAGCACTAGGAGGTGTGGGGTGATGGAAGAAAAGCAGAAGAAGCTCGTCGAGTCAGTCCATCCATACCCGGGCAACGACCGCGTGCGGGTCAAGTTTGCGGACGGCAACATCGCGTTCTACCGCGGCGAGGCGTTCCAGAATGCCTGCGAGTGGTTCGAGTTTCCGGAGGGTGGGGAAGCTTCCACACCCGTCGAGCCAGCGCCTGATACGCCGGTAACGGAGACCGCGCCAGCAGTCGAACCAGCGGTCCCCCAGACGCCCGGGGAGTAGTAGGGCGGACAGATTTAAGCAGTTCGTCTAGCCCGCGGGGTAATGGAGCCTCGCGGATAGTTTAAGGGATTTAAAGCCATGGGAGCCGTACCTTACGTTACCGAGTTTGGTAACACCATCAACCCGTCCGAGGTACTCTCGGACCTCATTAGCCCACCCTTCGTGAAGAAGGTCATTGCGCCGAACCTGATCCACGCAGAGGATCTCCCGGTTCGCACGATGACCAAGAAACACATCAAGGACACAGCACTCTCCGGCACGCTGGCCGCGATCGCGGAGAGTAACCCGGTCGCGCTCGCAGCCGCCGGCGAGTATGCCCAGACCTCGGTCACCTCGACCATCGCCAAGATCGCGATCGCGTCAGGTGTGTCGATCGAGCAACTCCAGTTCGGGTCAGTTGACGCGAACAGCATTGCCGAGAAGCAGGCAAATCTGCTCTCGCGTGCAGTAGATGATGACTTCCTGTCGCTCTTCGGCGGGCTATCTTCGACGGTGACCGCGGCGAGCGTGCTGACGGTCGAGGACCTCTACGCGGCTCAGTACGCGATCTTCGCGGCTGAGTGCCCGAACCAGGAGGTAGATCTCGCGGTGGTGCTCAACCACAAGGCGCTTCTGAACCTCAAGAAGGAGCAGATCAACTCCGGTGCGTCTGCCTACACGAACCAGCAGTACCTGAGCATCCTGCAGGGCAAGCCGCAGGCGAACCGGTTCGTAGGAACGCTCCCGGGCTTCCAGATCTACTCGACCTCGGGCCACACCACGAGCGGCGGTGACAACATCCAGGCGGTGTTCCACCCGATGTGGTGCTTCGCCGGCAGCTTTGCGCCGAAGCCTTCCGTGATGGTGAACAACAAGGGCACCGAGGGCCTCTACCAAGAGGTTGTCTCGTGGTTCTTCTATGACATCGTCGAGTGGAATGACGCCGCCGGTGTTGCGCTGCTTAGCGACAGCTAATCGGTAGTCGATGTTTGAAGCGGAGGGGCGGGGTTCTCCTGCCCCTCCTGGTTTTATCCAAGGATCCCCATCGAATGAACGTGAAATACAACCGCAAAGAACAAATCTTCCAGACCCGCGTTCCGCCCACGTCCGAGGAGACGCTCAAGTATTTGAAGGGCTTCCGCCCACCGAACCACGCCTACATCCTGTTCGAGAAGCAGGAATTCAAGATCGTCGGCGACGGGGAGTACGAGTACGGCACTGGCCTCTTCACCCTGAACGTCGAGCACCGGCCCGAGCAGCAGACCAAAATCGACCAGTACCTCAGGAAGGGTTTCAAAGTTCTCCACTACGACAATTTCCCCGGCGTGCACCAGAAGAGCTCCGTCCGCATGGCCAAGGCCAAGTTATATTCCGGCGAGAGTCAGCAGAACCCGTGGGAGGAGCTCGATGTTTTTCTCAAGGCATCGATCGAGAACAACCCGCACTGGCGGAGCGAGCTAGCGGCGAAGGAGAGCAAGATCGCCATGCTCGAGCAGCGCCTAGCGGAAGCGGAGAAACGGCTCAAGAAGTCAGACAAGTCAGACGGTAAAGACAAGGGCCAGGAGGCCGCACAGTAATGGCTGTATTCATCAGAAAAGAGCGGCTAGGCTCGGGCTCGCCACCAGATAGGGTGCGGGTCATCCGGGGTCAGAGCTTCTCAAGTCTTCCGAGCTTCCAGAAACTTCAACAGGAGTACGCCGAGGCCGCGGCGGAGAAAGCCGCCGAGCGGAAGGAGAAGTGGGAGTCGAACGCTGAGGTGCAACGGCGCCGGCGGATGACGCAGGAGGAACGGTCCCGCGGCGCCATCGAGAAGGTGGCGAAGAATCTGAAAGAGTACGCCGACCAGAAGGCCGGGCGCGACACGTCGTACGACGAGGCGCGGAAGAAGGCCGAGAAGATCGCGTATAAGCAGGATCGGCAGAAGAAAGGGGAGTGATGTACTGGGAGCCGTACACTGGTAACAGCACGGTTGGTCCGATGACGACGGGTAACGACGCGAAACCTCTGACGTTCGACGAGGTGAAGCTCGAGGAGATGCAGAAGAAGTGGGTCGAGCTTCGGCAAAAGACCGTGATGTTGACGCCTCCCCCAACCCTGACGGTTTGGTGCTGAGTGGACGAGGCTCGTTACTGTCGGGAGGTGTGTGGGGGAGCGTGCTGCAGGTTACATCTCCCCGATGAGGGCATCATCCATTGCCCGAGGCTGAACGCCGACAACTCCTGTAGCTGTTACACGGAGCGCTACGGCGGTGACGATGTGCCAGACCTCGTGGTGGTTGGGTACTGGCAGTCCCGGAAGTACAAGACGCTCGACAACACGCCAGCGGTCCGACCGTTCTGGTGTGGGAAGGTCGAGCAGGTCTATGCCCGGGGCGGGCTGTCGAAGGAAGTGGCTGACCGCTGTTGCGTGATCCACCCAGAGTTACTCGAGGAGAAGGTATGAAGTTTGACGTGAAGTTCGAGAAGCAAAAAGGGATGAAAGAAGCCGATGTCCGCGAATCGATCGCTCGGGCCGCCGCCCGTGCTCGCGACGTTGCCGCCCAACAGGGTAAGGGCGACGTCTCGCAGGAGTCGCTCAGGCGGGAGATGGAGAAGTACGCCGAGAAAGACCGGCGGGAAGGGAGGATTTAGTAATGGTCTACAAATCACCGTTTCGGAACGAACACATCGAGCTCTACCTCCAGGGGAAGCTCGACGAGATCCCAGCTGAGTCACTGCCGTACGCGAAAGCGGCAGCCGAGGCGCGCGTGGGTGCCAAACCCCAGTCCATCGATCTACCGGCTGATGCCTCAGAAGAACAGGAACCGTTTGCAGCGCTCGATGAGGAGAAGTGACCTACCCGTTCGGCCAGTCATTCACCGCCTGGTTCTTTCCCCTAGTCGACGACCAGACGCCGGCGGGTTTGCTCACTTCGAGTAACCTCGTCGCCATCTATGTGTTCGACCAGATGCCTAGCCGCAACGCCGCGGCGAACGGCACGGGGGCGGTGCAAACCATCACCTCCTGGACGTGGGACGCCTCGAAGAACGGGTTCTCATACTCGATTGCGGCGATCAGCGACCCGGACCCGACGTCGACCACGCCGGTGAGGACGTACTGGCGGGCGATCAATTTCCGGCTTCAAGCTTCACAGCAGGTTCAAACGGTGCTCCAGTCGTTCGACCTGGAGCGGGTCACAGGACCGGCATTCACAATCGAAGTCAGTGATAGCGACCTTGCTGCTTACTTCCCGCAGGTCACGAGTTACTCATCCGCCGCGCAGCGGCTGGCGTACGTCGCTCAGGCAAAAGAGGAAGTCCGAGCACGGCTCAGAGTCAAGGGCTTTCAGTGGGCGAAGATCCACCGGGCCGACCGACTCGACATGGCGGTCACGTTCAAAGCCCTCTCGATGCTCATGCTGGCCCAGGTGCAGCAGCCAGGTGACAAGTTTGCGATGAAGTATACTGAATTTAAGTCGATGTACGAGAACGCGCTGGAGAGTATCCAGTTCGAGTATGACGCGGACGGCAACGGACAACCGGAAACCGAGGGGAATGTTCCGTCGGGGCTATGGGTGATCAGGTAACGGTATGAGTGTCACCTCCGCCGATATCCGCACGGTCTGGGACGAAAGCGTTCTGCAGCACGCCACCGTGCAGGGGTACACCGACAAGACCTACACCTACGATGTTTCCCAAGACTCGCAATTCGACTTGGCCCGCCTGTATTCGGACGCCGACGGCGAAGGCCCACGACTGAACTTCTTTCTCTGTCTCGTCCAACGAAAGGCCGAGCCCCTGGAGATCGGCGGGGGCACCCGGTACACGTTCGAAGTCCGGCTGGAGTATTATTTGCAGCAGACGGATGAGGCCGAGAGTACGTTCAACACACTCGTGGACCGCTTGGAAGCGGTTGACGATTTGGTGCAGGCGGCACTCGGCAAGACGTGGTCCGCCACGGTCGACTACTGGCGGGGCGGGGAGCCGCTCAAGGTGGCTACGGTCACCATCGACGAGCGGGCGTGTTGGAAGGGGGGATTTACATACACGGCTTTCAAGACGGCATAGGGAGAGATTTCAAGTATGGGTAGCATTTCTGGTTCGCAAACAAACATTGGAGTCAAGATCGCCAGCACCTGGGGAACGGCGGTGGCGGCAGGCTCGGGCAACAAGTTCGGCGGGGAACTGACCCCGAATTTCGACCCGGCCTCGATCCTTCAGGCTCGAGCAGTGGGCTCAGGCTGGTACATGCTCCCCGACGAGACGAAGGGCGCGGTCATCCCGACGGTTTCACTGGTAGGCGATCTCGGTTACCGGAACAACTGGGACGTCATCTTGGCTCAGATGATGGGCACGGCGGCCGCTCCGACCGAGACGACGACCGGCCAGGCAGACTACAAGCACGTGGTGAAGTTCAACACGACCCTGAACACAAAATATGTCACGATCGCCTGGGAATCGAGTTCGACCACGACCATCGAGATCCCGACTGCCGCGTGCCGGAAGTTCGGTATCAAGACCACGTCGATTCCGGGATACCTCGAAGCATCCGCGGAACTCCTCGGCGGGCAGGTGAATCTGTCCAGTTCCACGAACACCAACACCACGCTCCAGGCGACGACCTTCACCGAGGGCACGCCAGAGCTTGTCGCCTGCGACTATTCCGACTACTACCGCCACAACGTGGCGAGTGGTTCCGCGCTCAACACGGGCGACACGTACGCCATAACCTCGTTCGACTTCAATCTGGAACGACCGCAGGAGATCATCCCCGAGATCAAGGGTGGGACCGCTTGGGGCGTCCCGACCGCAAGCGGGTTCGTGAACGGTACCCTCGCCGTCACGGTGAAGGAATTGGCTGACCATGCCATGTTCACCATCTGGAACGCGGAGACGGCGTACAAGGCGATTATCAACGTCCAGGGCACGCAGATAGGCACGGGCACCAATAAGACGTGGGCCATTTACATCCCGCGGATGAAGCTCATCAGCGCGCCGGTATACGCGGTCACTGACCCCGGTACGAACACGCTGTCGCTCAAGTGGGATCTCTTGTACACGTCCACTGCGCCGACGGGCATGACGGGGTATAACTACCCGGCGTTCGAGATCACCAATACTCTGAGCACATCGCTTTTGGCTTGACGATTCCTCACCCCTTCGGGGGTGAGGTTCCCCTCACGGGCGCTCGTCGTCATGAGCGGGCAAGAATGTTCCGTGCGGCGTTCACGTCCAGATCGTGGACGGCGCCGCACGTTGGGCAATACCGCTGCCCTATTTCTTCTCCGACACGTCCCTTTTCTTTGGTAATACGGTTTTTCGATTGCGGTGCCGTGTTCCCGACTGGCATAGTTTGGGGGTAACCCGATGACAGTTTGAGGCCCTCGGGTGCGGTTTACGGCGCGGGGGTCATTTCATTTCACGAGGATTATGAAGGTTTCGAAGCAGATCACCGGCAGTGCCAAAGACTGGCAGTTTACGTTCGACCAGGCCAATCTGAACGACTGGACGATCATGACGCAGGAGATGAACAACCTGGAGCGTATCCAGAAGCTCCTACCACGACTTACCGGCGTGGCAAACATCGCCTACGACGACGGGACCCCGATTACGTTCGAGCAGATCCAGGCCCGAGAGGCCCCGATTGCCGTCTATATCGCCATGACCTTGGCCTGGAACGACGCCGTGTCGAACGCCTATAAGGTGGAGGCGGAAGAAAAAAACGAGTCAACGGGCGACTCATCCGACTCCTCCGAGCCCGGCTCTTCGAGCCCGGCTTGAATTGCGCCACTTGTTACACGATTTACGCAAAGAACAAGAAAAAACCGGCCTGCCTCGTAGGTCGCTGCCATATCGTCGACATTGCCCCGGACATCGAGCTGAACCGGTTGGTGAATGCGTTCCTGGAGTGCGAGATGCTGGAGATGTCTCCCGGCTACGCACCATACCAGCGGAAGATCCTGAAGGAGTCGGGGCTTCTCAATGAGTCGCCAGCGACCATCTTGGCCTTGAAAAGCGTTCTAGCGGACTATAGGGATTGGAAGAATAAGATGGGCAAGTAGGCGGATGGCTTTCGGCGGCGGAAACGACATATCACTCAAGGTGTTTTTGGAGACAGCCGAGGCGAGCGGTAACGCTGAGCGGTTCTTCAAGGATTTTCTTCATGGGGTCGCCGAGGGGGCCGCGGCTGAGCAGAAACTCGCCGACGGCCTAAAGAAGGTCGGCAATGAAGCCAAGGCCGCCGGCGAGAAGATTGAGGACGGGTTCTCAAGGGCTCAAAGGTCGATCATATCGGCCAATCAGGCGCTCGAGCTTGGGAAGAAGGCTGCGAGCGGATTCGTCTCGATCTTGAATTCCATCCCCGCGATCGTCGAGCGGGGGAGCGGGTTCGATGACCTCGCGAGCAGTTTCGAGAATTTCGCTAGGCAGGCCGGGATAACGGGCGAGGCCCTCGAACGGCGGTTGAACGCTGCCCTCGATAACACCATTTCCAAGCGAGATCTCTACCAACAGTCCGTGGAAGCGATGTTCGCCGGGCTGAAAATCGACCAGATCGAGGTAGCAGCGCAAGCAGCTCGCGCGTTCGGTGACACCCTCGGCGGATCGACCAAGGATAACCTCGACCAGTTTACCAACGCCCTCGCGAAGGGCAACGACATGTTCTTCAAACGGCTCGGCATTCTCGTCGACAACGCCCGAGCTGAGCGCGCCTACTTTCAGCAGATGGGAGCATCCGCCGCGGAGGCTGAGGAGCTCCGAAGGGTGCTCGACGAAGGCACAAAGGCTGAGATCGATCGGGCGGCCGTCATAGATGTGCTGAAAAAGAAACTCGAAGAACTCGGCACGCCGACAGAGGACGCCGCGGATAACCTCGACCAACTTCGGGCGAAGAGCGCGAACGCCTTCGACGAGATTGCTCGGGGCATCGTCACGAACACGCGCTTCCAGGAGTCCCTCGTTAATGTCGTCGAGGCTATCAACGACTTCGACCCGCAGGTTATCGTGAATGGGTTTAGCATAATCGCTGAATCGATTGCAGCCCCCATCAAGCTTCTTGATCAGTTTGCTGACGGCCTTACCTCGTTGATTCAGAAGACGAACCGGGAGATCGATGAGGATGCTGGCGACAGGAGTATCACGAAACAGTTGCTCAACATCACTGATCTACTCAGCAAGGGTGGGGGCGGGGATATCGACGCCACTATCGCGGCTGGAAAGCAGATCCTCGAGGTTCTGAAGCGACTTGAGGACGAGATCAAACAGGGCAACGAATTATTCGCGAGCGCGTTTTCGGGGGACCTACTCAAACTGCAGGAGCAGTATCAGTCTCTGGCGAAGAGCCAGGGGGTGTACGCCAAGTTACTCGAGCAGGAGAAGGGGGCGACCATTGCGGCTGGGCAGGCGACGAAGGCTCTCAACACTGCCGTGGCCGACAGTGTGAAGAAGGTCGAGATACAAGGCAAGACGACGAAAGCCACGACCAAGACTCTCGCCGACTGGAGAAAGGAACTAGCCGATATCTCGAGCAAAGGAAAAAGGAGTGTCGACGAGGTTACCAGCAGTTTGGAAAAGATGCGGTCCTCGATTGGTACCGCCCTCCCGTCTGAGGTGATCTTCGAAATCGAGGCGGCGTTCGGAAAGTTTGCGCTCGGTACCAAAGAATTAGACGACGCGCTCTCAAAGGTAATCGAGAAGTACGCCAAGCAGAAGGATATTCTTCAGGCCATCAATCAGAAGATCGCTGAGCAGGTCAAGCTTACCAAGGAGGGTGGTTTCGCCCCGGGTGACAACAAGAGCATTGCCGAGTTCATGCAGCAGCAGAACCAGCAGGCCAAGAAGGATGATAAAAGTGGCTTGGGTAAAAGCCTTGTTGACGCTCTCGGTATCGAAGATCTTTCAGGGGAAATCGCCCAGGAAATGCAGGGCACGCTCGACAGCGCGCTCTCTCAGGCATTCAACGGACTTACTCAAGCCGCCATCAACGGTGATGGCAGGGCGGCGGCTCAAGCGGCTGGTCAGGCGATCGGTACCGTCGTCGGGGCGGCGATCGGTGCGTACTTCGGCCAAGCTGCGGGAGCAGCGGCGGGTGCGCAGATAGGCGGGGTTATCGGCGGATTCGTTAGCCAGATCGCGGCTGACTTATTTGGTTCGGACAGCGCGGGTACCAAGGCCCGTAAGGCTGCAGATAAGTTCTTCGCGGAGATGTTCGACGAGAACCGTCTATCTGCCATCGTCGAGGGCAAGATCCAGCGCATCAGGGACCTCGTGTTCAACAAGACCGGTGGGCAAGATCTCACCAACTCGAGCGCGACCGCTTTCGACGGCCAGCACTTCGCCGACGCGTTCAACCAGTTACCCGCTCAGGTGCAAGCGGCGTTTCAGAGCGTCGGTAACTCCATGGAGGAGTTCCTCGGTCTCTCCGACGATATCTCAGGACAGATCGGGGCGATCCTCTTCAATAATATCGGCGGCAACATCGAAAACTTGCAGGTCCTGGTGCAGACTCTCGGGAAGAGTTTCGACGAACTAGCCGAGAAGCTATTCGAAGCATTCTTCGACGGCACGCTTTCGCTCGAACAACTCCAGGGCGACCTACAGGGGCTCAACGATATCTTCACTGCCGGGCTACCAGGGATCGGCCAGGTCGAGCAGGCCATTCAGAACTTCCAGATAGCCTTAGCCGACGACAAGGGTTCGCGAATCCTCTTCGACTCGCTGCGGGACATCGCGGCAGAGTCGAAGGAACTCGGCCTGAGCTTTGATCAGATGGTGGCTCGCATCGCCCAAGCCTTCGGGCTGGGGGCGTCGCAGGTCCAGCAGTTCCTCGAGGCCATGAAGCTTGCGGGTATCAAGTCCATCGATGACCTGGTGAATGCTGGAAACAATAAACTTGCGGCGCTCGCCCTCAACATCAAGCAGGTTAGTGAGGGCAATACTCCGACCAATACCCCGGTCACTGACCCGACCGTAAACCAAACTCCGCCCGGCAATTTCAGCGATGGAAAGTTTAACTTTCCGGGAGGCGGGGGTAGCAAAGGCAGTGGCAACACTACCGCCAAACGCACCGCCGACGAGGCGAAGCGCAAGGCCGAGCAGGCGTTTCAGAACGTCTACAAGCTCCTGACCGCGTCGAAGCAGTATGAGAACATCCTCTCGAGGCTTGCGGCCAAGGACATCGATCGGATGGAGGCGAACAAGGAGATCCTCGCCCTATACAAGGAGATTACGAAGGAGACGAAGATTGTTGCCGACCTGCAGGAGAAACTCGAAAAGGCGCTCAAAGCCCAAGATGCGAAGAAAATCGCTGAGCTTGCGGCGAAGCTCAATGAGGCCGAGAAGAAGCTCAAGGAGACGACCGAGAGCGCTACCTCGTTCAATGATTCGCTCAAACTCGACCTCTCGAAGATCACGCCACTCATAGGAAGCCTGAACGAACTGGGAGCGCTCTCGCGCGCAGTCGGGGTCAACATCGAAGGCATCACAAATACGCTGGTTCAGGGTTTTCTTCGTGGAAAGATCTCCCTCAAGGAGTTTCACGACGAGCTGAAGAAATCAGAAAATATCCTCGGTAAGGGCATCCCAGGGGCCGTGGGTGCCGTCGACCAAGCCATCAACAACCTCAAGGAAGGTGGCCTAAACGGCGGACTGTTCTCGATAGACGCGTTCCGGGACATCTTCACTGAGGCGAAGGAGAAATTCGCTGAGCAGTCGAGCGAGACCCGAAAGCAGCAACTTGCGATTCTGACCAAGGAGTTCAACACGGCACGCGACCAGTTCCAGAAAGCAATCGATTCGGGGGTCGATCCGGTCAAGATCGCCGAGCTGCGAAAGGAGTTCGAGGCTGCGGATAAAGCGCTGAACGATTTCCTAAACACGCCGAACAAGATAGGCTTCGAGGACTTGCGGTCATTCATCGAGCAGACGCTCAACCCAGAGCAGGCCAAGATCTTCTTTCAGACGCTAGCCAACTCCGGCATCACGAGCATCGACGAACTCGAGAACGCCTCGAACGAAACGGTCACGAAAATTCTATCCGACCTTGCCGACCTCGGATTCAACTTCGGTGAAACTTCCCAGCGGGTGAAGGATATCAACAAGGAAGTCGACCAGGCGATCACCAAAGCCAATGGTGGGAAGGACGTGCTCCAGGCCGCGCTCGACACGATCAAGCGGTTTAATGACGCGCTCGTCATACTCCCCAACCAGACCAATGCCGGCTCGAGCGCGTTGGCAGTGCTTGCCAAGGGTTTCGATGACATCATCGAGAAGGTGGCGGAGCTCGACGGTCGGACCTTCGAAAATGACATTATCTTCAATATCAAGACCAACGGCACGGCAAGTGAAAAGGCCCTCGTCGATGTGTTGTTTGGCGATGGCAGCGGCTCGGCCAACAACGCATCGAGCGGCTCGCCGGGTCTGACACCCCGGCAGGCTGCCCGCAGGGATTATCTCCTCAAAAAGAAGAATCGGCTGGGCAGGCTGAGCGCCTCCGAGCAGCAGCAACTCAACAGTCTCATCGCGCAGGCGGGGGCGTAGCTTGGCATGGCGTCGTCCTTTCTCATCTGCTACCCCGACGTCCCGGTCAATGCGCTCGTCACGTCGGCCTCCGCGACGTACGACACGGACTACCCATTCTGGAACACGTTCACCGGGGCTAGGAGCGGTTATGCCCAACTCGCGGCCTCAAACACCACGGTCACGCTCACCTATGACCTCGGTACTGGGAATAGCCGGACGATCGACCACTTCATTCTCGGCGGGGTCAAGCTGCTGAAAGCCAACGGCGTCACCCAGGCCGTAGTCCGGGGTAGTAACGACAACGTCACCTACTTCAACGTGCTCGGCACGTCAGGGTCGTTCCAAAGCCGGACGTTCGACGGCCCGGACGACTCGGATATCATCTTCACCACGAGTTACAATGACACCTACGGCAACACCCCGGCGGCCTATCGGTACTACCAGGTGGTGCTCGCCGGCGGTACGCATACCTTTCCCGTCTCGAAGATCTATTTCGGCGCTGCGTTCGACATGGGGAAGGAGCCGGACATGTACGAGCCTGAGTACATGACCGAGCAGGACGCCGATACGTGGCGCTACCAGCGGGGTAATATCCTCATGACGCGGGCGTTCTACCCGCGACTAAAGCTGACGGTCGAATGGGATGCTGTGACTGACGCAAAAGCTGCCGAGTTCGAGACCAGTATACTGAAGAATCCCTTCCGGGACTCGGTGTTTCTATACGCGGCGACGTACAACGATCCGCTCTACGACAACAAGCTACTCCATTGTCGGGTACTGTCCGAAGAGTGCTCCGTGGAGCGGAAGAAGCAGGACTGGGCGACGGTGAAAGCGGTATTCGAGGAGCTCGTCTGACGCATGGCTTCGAACGTCCTCCTCGCCAACGCAGGCATCCCGCTCACCAGCACCTATTCATGTACCAACACGCCCGACACTACCTACGGGTTGAACAATCTGGTCGGTGGGAATAAGACGGACATCTTTCGCCTTGCGACCGCCGCAAGCGGTGACACGACGATCACCTACACGCCGACTGCGGCTTCGACAGCGAATTTCCTCTACATCGCCCGCGCGGACCTGTTGAAGGCTTCGGGTGTGGGCACGATCACGCTCAAGGGAAACTCGTCCTCAAACTACGCCACGGCGACGACCGTCACTACGATCTCATCCTTTGGGGCCGCCACGCTCATGGGGCCGCAGTCGGAAGACTACCTCACCACTTTTACCACCAGCGCAAGTTACGCCTACTGGTTTGTCAACTTCAACGCGGCCTCGGCCTCGAAATGCCCGTGCGCGAAGGTTTTCTTCGGGAACTACTTCGATCCCGGCAAAGACCCGACGGACAAGGTGGTGATTAGGCGGAAGCGGCCAACGAGCCTGCGTAAGCGGTCGCTCTACACTTTCGACTTATCCTGGGAAGGTCTCACCTACGCGAACACGGTGATCTTCGCGAATAGGTACGCCCGGAACCGGCGACACAATCCGCTCATCCTGTTCACGACGAGCTACCACGGGATATTCTCGAGCCAGAAGGTGATCCTCTGCCGGATGGTCGATTTCACATTCCCGCCGCGTGCGACGGACTTTTGTGACGTGACGGCGACTTTCGAGGAGATCTTGTAAGGGGGGTATGGCGTACCAAGGCAATTTCTTCTTTCGGGTGGATGTGACTGTCGCAAGCTACGTCGGCGAGACGAAGACGACCAAGACGTACACGTTCACCAATAAATCGCTGAAAGACTCCTCGTCGCTCACTACCTACTGGCCCATCCTCCGCTCGATTGGTGAGATCTCGTTCTTGGCAGGCGAGATACTACCCTCAGTGACGGCGGGTTCGATCGAGATCGACAACTCAATTGGTTCGTTTGGCACGGGGCGAAAATTCTCTGACATTCTCCAACCAGGCCGTGGCACAGTCGTCGAGCAAGCTATCAAGGTTTACGTTGCCCAGGCCGGGAACGATTCCGACACTGTCAACTCATGGACGCAGATCGCTTCACTCCTCGTGAGTGACTGGGAGGCTCCGGCGCAGGGCGAGACGCTGACGTTCAACACGAAGCCGCTCAAATACGACGAGAAAGTGGTCACGCTAGAGGTTAACCGCATGATGTTGGGAATGGAAAACGCTCCCAGCAGTTCGCTCGGGCGTGCGGTGCCCTTACTCATCGGTGACAACCCGACGGTGATTCCCGTCCGCATCTCGGCAGACGGGGCGACGACAGCCAAGTACGCGGTCGGAACGGCTTTTTACCAGCTCCTGGAAAACAACCTGTCGACGATCACCGTGTACTCGAAGGACGACGACGACACGTGGCAGGTAATGAACAACGGCGGGACCGGTGCTATTACCGATTACTCGACTGCCCCGATCACGGGCTCGCACACACTCAACACCTATGACGGTCGGGCGTGGAAGATAAATCAGAACGGGCCCAGCATCGTGACCGGCGTACAACTTCGGGCGAAGGGGAATGGTACGACCGGGCGGGTATCGACTGCCTACCTGGACGTATTCATTTTACAGGTCGACTCATCCACTTGGAACATCATCAACGAGGAGGTGACCAAGGGCTCGGTCGCCCTGTCGAACTACGATTCGTTGAACAACGCCGGCAACTCTAATTTCGCCATCAACGTGTCCTTTGAAAAGCCTGCGGTACTCACGTCCGGTCATTACTATTACTTCTGCGGTTGGCACGTCCGCGGGTGGGCGGTAAACGAGCTCTCCCTGAACTACAACTCGACCCTAACTGACGAACTCAGGCAGGACAGATCTGACGCGAACACGTCGAATGGTTCATGGAAGCTCCTCTTCTTCGGCATCAATCGTCCGAATCACAAGTTTCACGAGGTCACGTTCTCGACCACAAATCACGTCAACGGTTACACATCGAACGGCCTCACGTACAGCTTGCTCACGCTCAGTCAGTTTACCCCTGACAGTGGGCAATCGAACCCGAACTTCGACACGTTACCGATCGCGGTCACTCCCATCCAGGGACTAGTCGCCTATGGCGGCGGCGCGACATTCGACTGGCCGTCGTCGCTCATCGATCTCTTGAGCTACACTTGGAATCCGATAACAAAATCGTGGGCCGCGTCGAATACGTGGGACATAAACACGCTCGACTCGACACACTACTCCTACCTCTTTGCCGGGCCCAACGCGAACTATCGGAGCCGTGCCGCCCGTGGCGTGTTCGACTCGAAAACGACCTTCCTTCAAGTCGTGACCGAGGTATGCCGCGGTACGGCTTCACGAGTCGGCGTACTCTCGACCGGGCTATCGTTCGTGTACCCTTGGGGCGTGACGGTCACCCCGGTGGCGGACATCCCATTCGCTGACATCAACGCGCTGACATGGCAGCAGCGGGACGTTTCGACAGTCGTGAACCGGTGCGTCATCAACCTTGGGAAGAACTACCTCTCGCCGCCGCGTAGCTTCGAAAACGCCGATGACACGAATGCTAGTTTCCTATACTCGACAGACTTTTCAGCGACAAACTTCACACAAGTGGAGTTCCTCACCCGCGAGAGCCGGGTGATGTACGGGAACAGGGACCTTGGGATTACGAACTTTCCGATATACCCGTACCAAGCGAACGGCGGCGGCTATCTCGGGAATAGTTCGAGTGAGGGTTCAATCCTAGCAGAGTACTACTTGACACGATTTGCCAAGCCCCTCGTCTACTGCAGCTTCATCGTCCCTTGGCACCGTTACTCTGGTCTGAGAATGTTCGACGTAATTACCTTCACGACACCCGCGTTTCCGGCTTACTACGGGACCGACCCGGACCCGCGCCAGAGCTGGGTAGTCGACACTGGGACCACGGTGACGACGGTGGACGTGAACGCGGGGTACGACATGGTTCAAGCCCAGACGTATCGGGGGCTTATCGAAGGGATTTCGTACGTGATGGCGATGGAGCATGCTCCGGCCATCAAGCTCACGGTGCTGGTGCTCCAGAACTACGCGACCGACCCCACGTAAGGACGGAAATGAGGGATACTACCGGATAGCCTATGTCAGTCTCGATTTCAGACGCCAAAAACCTTCGCACATCCAACTTCACGGCGAACAACGTCGCCGACTCCATCGACTACGCCCTGACCGTCTATAAGGGTGGAATAACTTCCGGGACGTCAACCGCCTATGTCGTAAACCCGACCCCGGCTTGGACGAGCTACGCGACGGGAGACTTGCTCTGGGTCGTCTGGCACACGACCAACGGTGCCTCCCCCACACTCAACGTGTCGGGCCTCGGGGCTAAGTCGATCCGCATGCTCAACGCGCCCTTGACTGGCGGTGAGCTTCTGGCCAACACGCCTACGCTTCTCTACTATGATGGATCGTATCTGCAGGTTGTAATGTTCTCGGCAATGCCACCTCTGTACGTAGATACGACCAATGCGCGCGTGGGTATTGGGACGGTGCCCCCGGCAGCGAATCAGAAACTCGACGTGCGGGGCCGGATCGTGTCCGGATCTGGCTCGAGTGACGCTGGATTTGCTTGGCGCGACGTCGGAAGTACTACGATCCGTTGGCATCTAGGTGTCAGGACGGACGTCGGCGGCACCAACTCGGATCTCAAACTCCTTCGATTCGATTCCAGCGGCACGTACCAAGGTCTGGCGATGCAGATCAGTGAGGCGGGCAACGTGTTCTTCGCCACGGCGGCCGGTGATTTGACGGCCTCCGCCGCGAACTGCTACATCCAAGCCAGCGACGGGCGCATCATGCGATCCACGTCATCCATTCGGTACAAGAAAGATATCGAAGACATCTTGCCGTTGTTCTACCGCAAGGCACTCCTCCTGCGAGCCCGCTGGTTCCGGTCGAAAAACAGCACCGATCATCCCGACTGGAGCTACTACGGTTTGATCGCTGAGGAGGTAGCCGAGATCGAGCCGCGCCTCGTGCACTGGGACTATACGCCCGAGTCGTACGAGGAAGTATCGGTCGATGAGGATGTCGAGGTAGGTAGGAACAAGAACGGCCAACCGTTGATAGAAAAACGGACCCTCACCGAGCGTCGACTCCGGCCAGAGCACCAGCGTGAACTCCGCCCGGAAAGTGTGCAGTACGACCGCCTTGCGGTTCTCCTACTCCCGCTCGTCCAGGAGCATGAGCAAGAGATCGCAGCGCTGAAAGCCCAGAACGCGGCTCTCGAAGCCAAACTGGCCGCCATCGAAGCGAGGCTTGCCCCATAGAAGGCCGACCGCCGCTAGGGCAACACTCCTCCGCACGTTCGAGGTGAAAGGCGGGACGGCTGCAATACTCGGCATTACGAGCTACCAGGATGCGATAACCCCCTACCAGACCGATATTGGAGCGGTCGATAATGGGGCCACGAGTTTCAGACGAGGGTTCACCGCATGACGACAGATTACGACACGTTTTCCATCGAGGAATTAGAGGTCAAGGGGAACGAACTCCAGGCCCAGGCCGACGCCATTCGCGACGAGCGAGCGAAGCTCCAGGCGGCGCTCAGTAAGAAGCTCCAGGAGAACCGCCTGCGCGGCATCCTGGAATCGGCGGGCATCGACGCGGTCGCTGCGGTCAACGTGCTTAGCCTCATGGGTTCTGCGCAGAAGGCATAACGGAGGGATATGTCGGACGTAGTCTACAACGCGGCAAAAAAGTACCTGCTCAACGGCTCGGTCGATCTCGATACGGATACTCTGAAGCTCATGCTGGTCACCTCGAGCTACACCCCGGATATCGACGCTCACGCTTTTCGGTCGGACGTCACGAACGAGGTGACGGGTACCGGCTATTCTTCGGGCGGTACGGCCCTTGCAAACAAAACGGTCATCCAGGACAACACGAACGACCGCGCAAAGTTTGATGCCGATGATGTCTCGTGGCCTTCGTCCACAATCACGGCTCGCGGGGCAGTGCTCTACAAGAGCCGCGGCGGGGCAGCTTCGGCGGACGAGCTTATTTGCTACTTCGACTTTGGATCCGACAAGAGCTCGAGCTCCGGCACTTTTACGGTTCAATTCAACGCGAACGGTATCCTGCTCCTGTCGTAACCATTTTCACTAGCGGAGGGCCGTGGCCGACAACACCTCGATTGACCCGGGAGCTAGCCCCACCGTAACCATCGCGACGGACGAGATTTCCGGGATCCATTACCAGAAGGTCAAGCTTTACAATGCCACGACCGACAGCACGGACCCTGTGCTCGAGGGCCACCGGTTCGGCGCATCGTCCGAGCGCATCCCGTTTGTGGCGCTCATGGCCTATGAGTACAGGCAGATAGACGCGTTAGTTGAGTCGGGGTCCACTTCCACTGTCATCAACTGCACTGGTCATTCGGCTGTCGTTGGTGCTGTGGTTTCGTTCGCCTACTGGGCGAGCACGCCATCTGCGGTGTCTTACGTCACGGCGGTCACGGCGAATACCATCACCGTCAGTCCGCCCCTTCCCGCTGCACCGACCAATGGTGATAAATTCGACATTCTCCAGGGAAAGCCGGTTCCGATAGAGCCAGGCGTCGGTGCGTTACGGGTCGTGACGACTAGTTCGAGTACCGTCAAGCTCACCTCGAACGTGGTCAGCTCGTCCGTTACGGTCGCCTCCGTCGGCGACACGACATCGAGTACCACGCTCAAAGCGTCGAACGCATTGCGGAAGCGCATCACGATCACTAACGACTCGACTGCCCGGCTCTACATCCTCTTAGGTTCCGGCACTGCGTCCTCGACGAACTACACCATCTCACTCGGACGTTACGACACATATGAAGACACGATGTACACCGGCAATATCACCGGCGTCTGGGATTCTGACCCCAATACCGGTAATGCTCTGATCACGGAGGTTACGTAACCGATGCCCATCTACCGCGCCGGCAACACCGGAACCATCAGCGCAGGTACCAACTCGGCCACTCTCGGCCAGGTTGTATTCTCCAACTCCAATAACATCTCATTCGGGATGAATAACTCGTCGCAGGTCACGGCATCTTACGACCCTGCTCGCGTAAACAACTTCATAATACGGCAGGGAAGCTTAGCGGCTGCTAGTTATGGCAACTCAGTCTTCTTCGTTCAGCCGTGCGACATGCCGCCCGGGACGTTCGATCGGGCACTGCACTTCGTGAATGTGACTAACACGACAAACGTCACGGGCACGCTTACGATTTCGTTCTTTCACGGTCTCTACACCAGAAATAACAACACGCTATCGCTCGCCACGAGCGGCTCACAGTCGCTGGCAATTACTTTCAGCGGCTCGGAGCGCAACTCACTCAACACCGGTATTCGACACTTCTCCATTCCGCTCAGCGCGAACATTACTGGCGGTGCGTACTGGTACGCGGCGGGTTCGGTTACGGCAACCGCCGGCGCAAACGCCACCGTCAATCAGCTCGTCGTTTCGCAGTTCAACTCTTCGTTCATTGGACCGCTCGGTGTTCCCAGCAACCAGAGTTATCAAAAGGCGATTGGGTACGGCTCTTGGTCCGCGAACACGAACAACGTTCCATCGAGTATGGCGTTCTCCGACCTACGGGGTTCGGGCCTCTGGGCACGTGATCAGTACGTGGTGTTCGTGAACGGCACGGTTTAGGGATAGGCCCTTTGCGTTTAGTCTGAGATAGTCTGATCGATGAAACCAGAGCTCATCATTCAAGACTTCGCCGGGGTTCATAACAGCGACCTTCAAAGAACTTCTGCGCGGCTAATCAAAGGCGGTAGCTGGAAAAGGCAGCGCATCATCTTGATCATTCCTGCCGGGGCAAGCATTCCCGCAAAGGTCTATCTTACCCATATGAACCTTGTGTTTCCGCCGAACCAAGGATGTCTTCGCATCCTTGCGCAAGGTATGGAGGTTGGTGAGGCATACTCGAACGCTATCGAGCAGATTCTCGCTCACCCGGATTTCTCGCAATGGGAGTACTTGCTTACAATCGAGCACGACAACTGCCCGCCGTCGGACGGCGTACTTCAGCTTCTTGAGTCGATGGAGGCGCATCCGGAGTTCGCGTGTATTGGGGGGCTGTACTACACGAAGGGTCCTGGAGGCGTGGCGCAGATCTGGGGCGACCCCAAAGACCCGATCCTGAACTACCGCCCCCAGCCACCTGACCCCAACGGCGGGCTAGTGGAGTGCTGTGGGACGGGCATGGGTTTTAATCTGTTCAGGTTGTCCATGTTCAAGGATGAGCGAATTCCGAGACCATGGTTTCGCACGAAATTTGGCAAAGAGGGCGGCGCAACTCAGGATCTCGCCTTCTGGGCCGAGGCTCGGAAGTACGGGTATCGGTGCGCGATCGACTGCCGCGTGCGGGTCGGGCACTACGACGCCCAGCAAGATATCACCTGGTAGGTTATGACGAAGAAAAAGCTCGAAAAAATGCAATCCAAAGCCTCTCGGCAACTCATCAAGCTCGACATTGCAGCGGGCCAGAACAAGCGCGAAGGTTTTGTCGGTATCGATCTCTATTCCGGCAGTGACATCGTCCACAACCTGAACCACTACCCATGGCCCATTGCCGACGAATCAGTGTCCGAGGCTCATTGTAGTCATTACCTCGAGCACATCCCGATGGCCTACTGGCACCCGGGAAACCGCTACTCACCGGTGCAGGAGACCCCGAAGGGCCGGGACGCCCTGTGTAAATTCTTCGACGAGCTTCATCGCATCCTCGTGCCCGGCGGGAAATGCTACCTCATCGCCCCGTACTATGCGAACCAGCGGTGCTGGCAAGATCCTACCCACCGCAGGCCCATCTGCGACAGCACATTCTTCTACCTCTCAAAGCAGTGGCGGGAGGCGAATCGTCTCGATCACTACGGAATGACCTGCGATTTCGAAGCCACATGGGGCTACGCATTCGAGCAGGATCTCTTGGGCCGAAACGACGAGTACCGCCAATTCGCCGTCCGACACCACTGGCACGCCGTCCAAGACATCCACGCTACCCTGACCAAGAAGTAAGCTCGTGATACCCTTGGGGTGACATGCTCACCCTGCTTCTCAAGACTCATAGCGCTTCGGGCGGCGTCACCGCCGCCGTCTCGAGCGTTGCTCTTGCGGTTGCCGCGCAAACCGTAACGGTCGCCAGCGACACCAATACGAGCCAGAACGCGCTGATAGTGGCCCTGTCCCCGCAAGCCGTAAGCGTCGCGTGCGGCGCAAGCATATTGCAAAACGCCCAGATGCTTGCCGCTTCTTCGCAGGCGGTTTCGGTGGCCAGCTCGGCTGTCATACCGACCGGGGCTCAGGCGAGTACGCTCGCCGCGCAATCCTCTACCGTTACGACGGATCAGGTCCTATCGCAGAACACCGTTACACTTACCATTACTCCGCAAGCATCGACAGTCGCAGGCAATGCCAACACGGCACAAGGGGCTCAGGCTCTCGCGGTCTCGGGTCAAGCGGTCACTGTCACTAGCGGCGCAACCGCCGCGGTCAACGCGGAGACCGTCGTTGCGAGCGTGCAAGGCGTTTCGGTCACTGGGGACGCGGCGGTTACACAAAACGCCCAGACACTGACCGCCATCCCTCAGAGCGTTTCCGTTGCGACCGGCCAGACCCTTGCTCAAAACGCACAGACGGTAACCACGAGTGCTCAGGCGGTGGCCGTCACCGGCGACGTCAGTGCGACTCAGAACGCACAAACCTTGACCGTCCTCGAGCAAGCACCGACGGTGGCTATCGATATCTCCACTACTCAAAACGCCCAAAGCCTAACGCTCGCACCACAAGGAGCAAGCGTCGGCGGCGCCGTCACGGGCGCTGCGAACACCCAGACGGTCACGGTCGGCGCGCAGGGGACTTCGGTCTCGACAGACCAGGTGCTCACCCAGAACGTTCAGACGCTCACGGCATCCCCACAGGTCGTCACGGTCACTGGAGACGCTAGTGCGACGCTTGCTGCCGTGGCGCTGGTCGCCTCGCTCCAGTCCCCGAATCTCTTGACCGACCAGGTACTGGCCCAGAACGCCATCTCGCTCACCGTCTCACCGCAGGCCGTGTCGATTGCGACCGGTAGTAACGTCACGGTAACCGCCGGGGTAGTCTCCGGGTCACTGGCGGCCCAAGGCGCGACTGTTTCGGGCTCGACCACCGCTTCCCCTGGGGTCGTCTCGGTGACGGTCTCCGGGCTTTCTACGGCCGTTATAAGCGACCAGATCTTGTCAGTCGGCACTGCTACGGTCACGCTCGCCGCCGTTACACCGTCGGCGTTGGGCAGTACGAGCGTCCCGGTGGGCGCGCTGGTCGCGTACGTCACCCCGGAAGCGGTCATGACCGCCGGGGGCGCGACGGGTCTGCCCGGAGCACTGTCGGTCTCGGCTACACCCCTTACGCTCAATACCCTGTTTGATTACGCGGTGGGAACAAACGCACTCGCGCTCACCGCCGCGCCGCAGGCCGTCAACGTTGTTGTCGTGGTCATGGCCGCGAATGCTTCCGTCGGTTGGAAGGCCGTTGGAACTCTGCGGTGGACGGCCGAGGAGAACCGACTTCACTTCACCCCGGCTGACGGGCGGGTTCATTGGACGGCGGACGAGAACCGCCTGCACTTCACTGCCCGAGGTCGGTTACACTGGACCGCGGAGGACGATGAGTAAAGCCAAGGAGATTCCGATCAAACACCCATCCGAGACGAAGACCGCTGGGGTCTCGTTCGTCAACGTCCTGGAGTCCGGCGAGAGCCTCACCGGCACACCGACCGTCACATCCTCGCCGTCCGGGCTTACCATCACGAACATCCAACGGAATGCAACGGCTATCACCATCAATGGCGCGTCGGTCGCCGCCAATAAGGCAGTCTTGTTCACCGTCTCCGGGGGCAAGCACGGCGTCCAGTACGAGCTCGAGGTACAATGCAACACTAACGGCACCCCGGCGCAAAGTCCGCTCGTCGAGTGCAAGCTTCTCGTCCAGGACGGCTAGATCCCCCTCTACAGAACAGCTTTTCCCTCGTGGTATCCTCGAACTGGAGACGGCAGATCGATGCTCGAGCGGGCAGTTCTAATGATGGCGGAGAAGATCGACGGTGACATGTTCAGATGGATCCTAGGCGGCATCCTTGGCCTCTTCTCCATGATCGGCGGTTTCTGGCTGACCAACCTCACGAACGCCATGACCGACCTGCGCCGGGATGTCGTGCAGCTCGGCCAAGAGCAATCGGCCCTCAAGGCCCACGACGAGTCGCAAACCAAGCTCCTCGATCGCGTCGACCAGCGGTTCGAGCGGATCGAGCAAAAAATCGACCTTCTGCTCCAGGAGAGGCGCAGCCACCCGTGACCAAACCCGAGGATTATGAACGAGGGACAAGGCCCCCACGAAAAGTCCGGCGAAGGCAGAATCGTACCGTCCCTATCTCCGTTCGACAGGGCGTTTCTACTCGTCCTCGGGTATGAGGGAGGGTACGGAATCGATACCCGCGATTCTGGTGGTGAGACAAAATACGGCATCTCCAAGGCCCAGTACCCAAATCTCGACATCAAGAACCTAACCATCGACGACGCTAAGGCCATCTACCGAAGCGACTACTGGCACGCGTTCCACTGCGGCGAAATTCCATGGCCGCTCGGCTTCGCCTTCTTCGACAGCGTCGTTCAGTTCGCCCCGCGCAACCCGATCCGGTGGCTGCAAGGTGCGGTCGGCGCGGTCGTGGACGGCGTCCTCGGCCCCCGTACCATCCAGGTGGTAAACGAGTGCCGAGATATCGAGATGGCATTGATTCGATTCATGCACGAGCGGGGTGAGTACCGGACGCTCCGGCCGAACTACGACCACTTCGGGAAAGGCTGGCGCAAGCGTGACCTGATGGTGGTCGCGGACGCGATCCGATTCTGGGGGAAGTAAGCCATGAGAGACTTCTTCCGCTGGTGCCTACTACCGTTTCTGGTTGGGCTGGTGTTTGGGTTCATGCATGCCGCGCATGGGCAGGAAGGCGGGAACAACCTCTGTGCCAGCTACCTGGGCATGTGCTCCAAGCACTGGCCGTGCTCAAAGTCGCTCCGCGTCTTCCAGGGCCTGTCGGAGAAGCGGGTCGGCTGGCTGGCCGACGGTACTTTTGGCACGACGTGTACGTGCCCGAAGCGATTTCTGGCGCTTCCCGGGAAGAAGGTCATCCGTGTCCAGCTCCTGAACGGCACGTGCTTTCCCGAGCGCGGGAGGCGATGTGGCCGCCGGGAGACCTTCTACGCCGAGTCCATTCGTTCGGCAGATCGGAAGCTCGCGCGTGGCGACAAGCGACTCTTGGCACGCATAGATCGAGCGCTCAAGGCTACCCGTGCGGTGGTCCCGTACGACTTGCCGGACACCATCAAACTGGCCGGGCTATGTTTAGAGTGCCCGCTCGGTGCGAATGCTAGGTTGGCCATCCTGCAGCGGGCGAAGACCATCTTGCCGGATTTCGTGTTCGTCGATTCCGTACTTACGCAGAAATGCCTGCCGGGCCTGGTATGCGAAAAACACGGTTTCTCGCCGCGGTGTAATCCCGCCGTGCAGGAGTGTCTGGCGGACACCGACGGCGACGACTTCCGGACGATGGATGGGGATCGGTTCCTCCTAGCAACGACGGGATTCGTGATGGCGTGTCTTTGGTCGCCCAGCATGAACTGCCTCGACGAGTCACGCTCGTCATTCGAGCCGCCGCCAACCCGCACCCACTGCCCGACGCAGGGTGATTTCGAAGCCCTCCGCTACTGGCTCCTCGAGGGCGTGGTGCGGCCGTGAGGATATGCCTCCTCACCGCCGCCATTATGCTGCTTTGCGGCTGCGGTGTCTCGTTGCAAGCTAGCGCATGGAACCACTCGGCGAAAGAGTGTCGGGAAGCGGAGGACTACGGAAACGGCTACTGGGAGCGGGATGTATTCTGTCGCGACGGCGTGGGATTCCTGACCTGGGCGACGTGGGTGTGGTAGACCGCCGGCAAGTCGTGCGACACTGACCGCATGACAGCGAAAATCCTGAACTTCATTCTCAGCTACTCGAAACTCGGAAAGTTTCTCGACGGACACAAGACCATCATCGGGGCATCTCTGCTTCTCGTTGTAAAGGTACTCGAAGGTCTTCAGGCTATCTCGCCATTGTTTCCAACAGCCACCTATCTCGGACAGGCGGAAGATAGCGTCCGCGACGCGCTGAACGTCACCATCTCCACGCTCGAAGCTCTCGGCTACTCGTTCGCGAGCATCGGGCTTGCGCGAAAGTACGTGAAGGCGAAGCTCCCAGATGGGAAGTAAAGACTTCAAGCGTTTTCGTCTTAAAGATTTTCACTATGCGCGCACCATCGCAGTATTTGCGTAGCTTACTCCTTTACCGGTGGTTCTTTTGCCAATTCCGACCCATTGCCTTGATGTCGCTCTTGCGTTCGGTGCATTAGGTAAAGCCGCAAAGGGCCGCTGGGACGGCGTCGATGCAATTGAATGTGTCCGATCCGTACGTAATGGGGGTAGATAGCCGCGATCCGTTTCGACACCGCTGCATTGGCACTACCAATCTGCCGAAACGTTGACCGGTAACATCCATCAATCGACTCATACCTTGTTTGGTTCCCAGTCCCGTTCTGTCGCGTCACGCTCATCCCTATCAGGTCAATCGCTGAACTCACAGAAAATATGTATTCATCACGATTACTTAGATGGAAAAGTACGGGCAATGTTAAAAATTGTTGACACAAAATCATTTTCTGACGAATCATACTCTACACAAGACAAGCTGATGAGCACTAAGGCTCATCAAAACCGACAGCAGGGAGGCAGGTATGGGGAGGTTCAGGGCGAAGGCGGATGCAGCGCTCGACGTGATCTTTGAGGTCATGTGGTGGGCGACTGTAGCAGGTCTCGTGGTCTTGGGCACCACCATGACCGTGCCCCACCTGTAGGGCATTTTACGTGACACAAGGAGGCAAACAATGAGAAGCGCAGCAATAGCAAAACAAAGACTTCAACGACTCACGTGGGACGCGTGGGCAAGGCGGGTGGACGTGATGTTGTCCGTAGCCGGGCTCTCACGGGCCGACTTTCCGCAGTATCCGTTTCGCTCGACTCATTTGGCCGGTGTTTCGGCGAGTGAGGTGGCGATCCGGTTACTTGCGGAGCATGCGGAGCAGTTGAAGGGACAGAAGGTTAGCGTCTAGGTGGATGGAGAACGAAGGTTATGAAGACATACCATGACAACACAGCGGAGAAGACTTGCAAGGAATACGCACTACTCATTTCAATGCTCACCGCCCTGGGGGTAGCAATGTTTGGCACCGGGTGTGCTGGGATTGGCGCGTCGGCTAACATTTACCGGATCGACGAGCACCAGGAGAGCCACAAGACGTATCGCAACGCGATCCCGCTCAAATGTTATTTCGTCAACTGCGCACCCGAGGCAGACGAGGCCCAAGGTTCATGACGGCTAGCAGGTAAGGAGGACTATGTTCGATCAAATCAAAGCACATCTCTTCAGTATCCCGGGCATCGTGACCACGTTCATTCATGTGTTCCTGGTGGTCGGCTTCGTCACCTGCTACATGGCGTTCCAGACGCAGGTACTCGGCAATGACCCGCTGGCGCAGGTCCAGCAGGTGAAACCGAAGAAGTAACCCGTGAGCCAGAACGGAAACGGCGGGGTATGCCTCGTGGTCTGCCTCGCCCTGGTATTCGTAACTGCCCGGGTTGAACGCGCTCCACACCTGGGCAAACTACGCTACCACGCACTTCGCATCTGGGGGATTCACACCACGCCGCCGCCAGAGGTGGTTGATGACGCCATCGACCGCGCAGCCGACGAGCACGGAATCCCCCGGAAACTGTTCCGGGCACTGGTCCACGTCGAGAGTCGCAAGAATCCCAACGCAGTCTCGCCGAAAGGGGCGACGGGCCTCAGCCAGATCATGCCGGCCAATTCCAGGCGGTGCGGGCTGTCAAGCGCCCGCCAGCTCGAGGACGTCATCTTCAACGCCCGGTGTGGGGCTCAGATCTTAGCCGAGGAGTTGACTACCTACGGCGGCAACGTGACCAAGGCGCTCAAGGCGTACAACGGAGGGCCCAAGTGTGTGAACGGCGGGTGTAAAGAATCGGACGCCTATGCCCTGCGCGTTCTTTCTATCGCCAGCCGCGGCTGAATGTGTAACGCTGAGCCTACCGACGACCCTTCACCAACTCCTCGGTAGCGCCGGGTGCGGGGAGACCTGCCCGCCCGGCACGAGGACGAACGAGCCATACAGCAAAGTTCACGCGACGACGGGACGGCGGCCGACGCGGGTAACCAACCCCGCCGAGGGGGCAGATGACCCACGTGGCGCTGTTACCTCGCCGAGACCCGGACCCCGTCACCCGCGAGGGCGGCGGGCAGATAGCTCAAGGGGATGAAGGCCGCGAGGCCGACTCGGGTGTGTGGACGATATAAAAAGCTACTCTTTTTATATCACGGAGACGGGGCCAGACCGCGAAACGACGGGCGGGGGCGCGGTAACTCGGGGCTTGTGCGTTCTACCGAGACGGAAATCTCCATGGGAGGAAAGTGTTCGGCCGGGGAACCGGTCGGGATACTCCGCCCGTCCCGTGGCCGAAGAAGCCACTAGCGACGTGACCACCACAACGACGGCCGCACGACAAATCGGGACCCTCTCCCACGCAAGGACCGAAGGTTCTCGAGGAGAGGGAATGCGCGGTGTCGGTAGGACGCTCGGCGGGTTGAGGAGCGAAGGTGTTTCAGGGCCACACGGCGGGGCCAGCGGTTTAGGAAATGCGGTTCTACGAGCGATGCGGGCCAGCAGGGCAGTTGGCTGCATTCCCCGTCCTGGGGGGACGACAGCATCCACCGAGGGAGGTGGCGGTCATTTTCGTGCGCAGTACCACCCGGAAGGGGAATGCACGGACGTGGCCCTGAAGGTTATGGTCGGCGGCCCGGGGGAGCCTCTGCCGTGAGGCGGAAATCCCCCAACCTGATCTATCCTTGACGTGGAGCCGGTCGCCCGTGCGGGGCGAAAGGACCGGGGGGCCGGACAGGGGCTATTTCGCACCCGACCCTTCGAGCACGCCCTGTTGGTAGCAGGGGGGGGGCTCCGCTTAAAGACCTATGACCCCGTACCTCGTCAAGTCGCCACGCCACCTCGTCCAACTCCTGGCCTGCAACATCCTGAACCGCGGCTACCTGTTCTACTGCACGTCCTGGATCCCGGACGGGAAGGACCCGCTGCCCATCGACGCCCGCCTCCTCCTCATCTACTCCGCGCACCTGCCGAAGGAGAAGCAGTACCGCCGGCGGAAGGCCGGGCTCGCGTCGGTCCGGTATCTTCGCTGCGGCCAGCTCTGCGTGCTGCTCGCGACGAAGGGCCAGTCGCCGTTCTTCGAGCGCGAGGCGTGGAAGGACGTGCGCGAGGTACCGCTCCACATAGCCGGCTACAGCCTGCGAGTGGCAAAGGACACGGGCAAGGTCAGTGTCCGCATCCACGCCGAGGCCCAGAGGAAGATGCGGCGGGAGATGACCGAGAAGGCGGCGTGGGACGTCCGGTACTGGGAGGAGCGGATTCTCAACATCCCGTTCCTGGCCTTCAGTGGCGTGAGGGACAACGTGTTCGCGCTCGTGCGGCACCTAAACGCCTGCCGAAAGAGTCTGAGGAAGCCGCCGGTCGAGTGGAAGCGGTGCGTGCGGAAGCGGATCAAGCCGGAGCCGGTGTTTCTACCGACACCGCCGGAGGTCGATGAGGCGGTGAAGTGGTACGGTGGAGAGGTTGGTCGCGCACGGCGTAACCTTGAGTAAAACCTCTCCGGTACTGCTTTTTGCCCACGGCGCTAGATGGGGATATCCTCCTCACCGCCGCCGTGCCCGTTGCCCCCGAGGTTCGTGCCGGTCTGATGCGCGATCCACAGCCAGCACAGCCTGCTCATCTCGGCCACGACGAGCAAGTCATCCCGACCGTAGCTGGTGGCGCTTTTCCACACATCGTTACCATCCTTGTAAGATCGTGTGATATTTACGCTGAACCACGGGCCTTCCTTGCCTTCGTTGCGCCAGACGATCCCGCGGATCCTCCCGATCCGGCACTCGTATACCGGTGGAATGCGGAAACCTTGGCCTTGCTGCTCTGTGGGCGGACCCTCGATGCCTTGGGCTTTCTTTTTACCCATGTGAACACCCTCCCTTGTCGGATGGAGTGAGACACGCTCACGCCCTCCATCTGGTGAATGGGACAGATATGAACGAACACGACGCCAGAGCTTCATGCCCCTGCGTCGTGGTTGTCGTCACGTCCCGGCATCCGTGCCGGGGGTTGGCTTTGGTCAGGCGGCCGTCGCGGGCTCGGACAGGGCGAGGACCGACCCGAGCCGGACTGTCGCGTGGGCATGGGCCTGCGGGTTCCTCTTCTGCCGATCGTTGAGCGCGTAGGTCACCGCGTTATAGAGCGACCACGCCGTTCGCGGCTCGAAGTCCGGGTAGTCCGGCCGCCGCCACTGGTTCAGGGCGACGGGGAGCGTCTGCGGCGACAGGATTTTCGCCTCGTAGCACCGCAGGAGCAGGCTCTCGGCCTTCGTGTCGTCGATCTCCCAGGCAGCGAGGCGCTTGATCCGCTCCTCCTCCACTTGGCGGTACTGCTCCAGGTCGGTCACCGCCTTGACGATGGCCTCCTGGTAGCGGAGCACGCCGTTGGTGGTGTGTTTCCGGGCGATGGTCTTCTCCATCGACCAGGCGCCGTTGTCGCAGACCCAGACGTTGTGCCCATAGCCCCAGCGGAGGCTGATGGACTTGTCAATGCTGGAGGCGACGGCGACCGCGAGGCTGACCCCGTGGACGATGTTCGACTCGAGCACGAGAGTGCCCCAGAACCGCTGATCGTTTCGACTTAGCCCGAGCTTGAGCTTTTTGATGCCGTACCCGGCGTCGGTGAGGCCCTTGACTGCGAAGTCGAGGACCGTCGCGTGCGGGACCGGCTTCCACCTGCCTTCGGCTTGTGGGCACGGGACCACCGCGAGTTCGTCGCGTGTGACCTCTCGGGCCCCGCAGTGCAGCGTCATCACTGCCGTGGCGGTGTCGGACATGGTGATGCCCTCCAACAGGAGGGTTGGCGCACGGAAAAACCTTCAGTGCTGATAACCAACCTCTCGAAGCGTCGAGGGGTCGGTGAGAGAGATGCTTCTACCCAACGACGAGAAGACCACGATCGAGGGCGACTGGCAATGGGCTACTTCCGGCGGGTCTCCTTGCACTCCCACCACCAGCCGCCGACGGCTCGAACAGTCGCGTACATGGCGTAGGCTTCGGCCCGGAGTTTCATGCTGTCGCCGGCGAGCATCAGCGATTGCCGGAGAAACTCCCGGTCCACCTCCGAGCGGGTGTGGGTCTTCTGGTATTCGAGGTTGCTGTACGCCGCGTCATGGAACGTAGCGGCCTGGGTGAGCGGATGGGTAACAGGAAGCGAGAAGAAGCCGACGCCGAGGCGGACCGTCTTGTCTTTGCTCGCGCTGTCGTCGGGGAAGGCATAGACGTTACCGGTGATATCTCGCCACTTGCCGTCGTCGTCCTGGAATAGCTCCACCCCGTAGATGATCCGCTTCTTCACCTGGTCAGGGTATCACTCATCGTTTTCGTCCGGTGCATCGTGGTGGTCGACCGGCCTCCAGTCTTTCTTCTCCATCCGGCGCGCGATTCGGTCGAAGCTGACGGGCGTGAATTCCCAGCAGTCCACACCGACGTCCAGGCTTTTCGCACGCGGATCGTCGGGCAGGCTACCGTGAGAGTGGCCGTAAAGGTGCCACGACCCATGGTGCGACGATCGCCACACGCGGCAGGCGTAGTGATGAAGGTAAATCTTTTGGGCACCCACCTTCAGGTAGTGCGCGTCCTTGATCCAGACAAAGTACCGGGCGAACCGCTCGATCTGGCAGTCATGGTTCCCCTTCACGAGGTAGATCTGACCGTTCAGCCGCTTCAGCACCGCTTCGGTCTCTTCGAGGCGACCGAGGGAGACATCGCCGAGGTGGTAGACACGGTCGCCTTTCGAGACGACGGCGTTCCACCGCTCGATGAGCGTCTCGTTCATCTCCCAGATTGACGCGAAGCCACGCTTCCGCTGGACGAGAGGGTGGGAGAAGTGAGTATCTGCGGTGAAGAAAACCGTTTCCATACGGCTACGGAGCGTAGCACATCTCTATTCACCGTGCCGCGATCATCTTTGCGTACTTCAGCCCGCTGCGGACGCCGTAGTTGTTCTGCGTCAGTAGCACGATCATGGGCCTCGAAATGGTGCGGCTGGATGCAGGGCCGAGAGGGGTTGCTAGTTCTCGGCACAACCGTCTATAGCCCCCAGCCGCGAGAGCACGGTAACCCATCGGAAAACCGCGCTCAAGGATGGGGCCGTCCCACCCTTGAGCGCCTGGGGCCATCGGCCTCCGGACCGCCCCTATTCCTCGGTCCGATCAGCGGACTTCCGCTTCAGGGCGGCAGGGCTAGGATGCCACCTACGCACTGAAGGTGCCATCGCTTCTTTTTTTCTTCGGATTGGGCTCCGGCTTCGGTACCGCCGTGACGAACGGCGAGCGTGAAGGTTCGATCGGGATGCCCGCACTCGGTTTCTTCTCCTGATATTTCTTCATCATGCCCACCAGGGCTCGCTTCATCTCCTGGACTTTCTGGATTAAGTGCTTCGCGACGGCTGCCGCCTGTTTCGGCGGATAGGCCTTCGACTTGTACTCCTCGAAGTCGTTGTCGAACATCTTCAGCCATTCCAGGTCCGCCGACGCGATGTAGTTGTCCCCGCGGGCTACGATCAGAACCGCGAGGTTCATGATCTTCACGCTGTCTGGCGTGTTTCCGGCGTCCTGGTCGTCGCCGAGCCGCACGAGGTACGCCCGCTGAGGTTCCGTGAGTAACACCCGCTTGAGCCGGCCCAAGAACTCGTTGGTCACGGCCACGTCGTTTCGCTCGCCACGGTTGACGAGCCGGAAGGCTTCGGCTACGACGGCCTCGGGGAATATGACCAACTCATCCTGGCGGCTCTCCTCGAGCACATACTTCGGCACCTCGGTGACGAGCACCCGGCGTACACCGACGTCCATCCCCAACAGCAGAGACACGGCGAAGCCGGTGCCGTGGGCCGGTTCCCCGAGGTCGCTGCCAATGGTGCCGTCTTCCGCCAGGCCGTAGAGCATGTCCAGGCAATTCTGCAATTCGTTCGAGCAGCCGTACAGCCGCAGCATGGCATCGAATGTCTCGCGGTTAGGCTTCTCCAGCAATCCGCTCTCGACCTTCGACAGGTAGTCGGCCTTCACCCCGAGTTTTCCCGCCACGGCTCGGAGCGACTCCTCCGGAAACTGCGTGAGGCGGATCCGGCGCAGGAGATTGTTGAGCAGGTTCGGCGTCTTGTTCGACTCGTCCACCGCATGACCCTCCGTTTTCAAACAGCATAGTAGCGCTCGGCGAATTGGTATAATAATCTTTTTTTTGGAAACAGTATCTTGACTTCGGATCAGCGGGGTGGATAATTTCAAGTAGTTAACCGTCTACTACCCCACGCAACCTGACAAACTTCAAGCTCAGCGACTCACGGTCTTCCCAGCCAGGAAGCCCTCACGATGAGGGTCCGTCCCACCGTGCGCGCGTGGAGAAAACCGCGATAACATTTCTCCACCCGCCCCCGCTCAGCTTGCCCTTCGGACGCAGCCGGTCCACCCCGGGCCGACCGTCATAGACCCCCTTGGAGGCCAAGCCATGGCCGACATCTCGAGAGTGCTGAGCGGGATGCTGAACCGCCGCACCCGCCGCGTGCTGAAGCTCGGAAAAGACCTGCACCGCTGCCGGATCGCCCTCGACCTGAGCGGCTCGACCGCACACTACCACCCGCGCATCAAGGCCCTCTGGGCGCAGCTCATCTCCAAGGTCGCCGCGAGCCCGGCGATGGCTGCCCAGTTCCTGATCGGCGCCACCGTCATGTCCGAGAAGGTGCTCTCCTCGCCCTACCAGGAGCCGGGCAAGGCCGAGCTGCCCGAGATCAAGGCGGGCGGCACCTCGCCCATCGCCCAGATGGTTCGCGACCTCACCGCCGCCGACGCGGACAAGTGTGCGATGGACGGCGTGACCATCGCGATACTGCTCACCGACGGCCAGTACATGGAGAGTGACGAGGAGATGAGGGCCGCGATCGCGGCGTACCGGGCGGCCCAGGACGAGCGAAACATCCACGTCTTCCCCGTCGCGTTGGGGATGAAGAAGATGGTGAACTGGAACGTGCTCAACGCGCTTTCGGTCAAACACACCCCGGCGCACAGCCCGGACCTCGACTTCGACGCCATCTTCGAGGCCGCCTTCGGCCTGATCGAGTCCGCGTCCATCAGCGTTCAGCGGATGGCGTCCGTCAAGACCATCGACATCAACAGGAAGCCGGAGTGACGCCGTGGATCTCTCTGCCCCGACGCTCGGGAAGCTCACCACCGCCGGCATCCTCGGCCGCGGCGGGATGGCGGTGGTGTTCGCCCTGGAGGCGACGCCGCGCGACCCGCTCCGGCCGTGGCGGTACGTGGTGAAGATCCCGCACGACGTCGGGGTGATCCAGAGGCGGCTCGTCGCCTACTATGTGATCCGTACCCGGCTGGCCGACGTGCACGACGCCTGCCGCTTGGTGGACATCGCTCACGACGGTCCGGGCGGGAGGCCAATCGGCCTCGTACTCGAACGCGTCTGCGGCCTGCCCCTCGGGGAGGTGGCCGCCCGCAGCAGGCTCCGCCTCGGTCGGCGGCGACGGATCGGCCTCGCCGCGAAGCTCGCCCGGGCCGTCAATGCCTGCGTCTCACGCGGCATGATCCCCGGGGACTTGAACCCGAACAACGCGCTGGTCGCCCTCGGGTCCGCCCGCGACCGACTGAAGCTGATCGATACCGACGACCTGAGCCTCGACGCCCGCGACCCCGCCACCGGGCGAGTGGTGAGCTTCCACAGCCCGATGGCGGTGAAGGCGCACGTCGCGCCCGAGCTCTGGGGGAAGGCCGACGCCCGGCACACCGAGGCCACGGTCTCGTACGCCCTGGGCGTACTGGAGTACCTGCTCCTGACCGGCCGGCACCCGTGTGCCGTCCCGGACGACGCGGCCGTCGACGCCAACCTCGACCGCGGCGTGTACGCCGACCCGCCGGCCTGGGCGCCGAAGGCGATCAGGGACCTCATCGCCGCGTCATTCGGCCGGGACAGTGGGCGGCCGAAGCTCGCCGACTGGGTCGGTGGGTTCGGCGCCTGGGAGAAGACGATCCGGAGGCAGCGATACGGGGTCTTGGGGTGTGGGGGCGCGGCCCTGGTCACCGCCGTGGTCGGCTTCGCCGGCCTGCCACCCTCCAGCCCGACACCGCCGCCGGCGACGGTCGTGGCGCGACCGCTGGCGGCCCCCGAGGTCGAGCGGAACCAGCCCGCGATCGTGGCGAAGGTCGACAAAAGCCCGCCAGTTTTGGATCGTACCCCGCGACCGAGCGCCGAACCCGCCACGAACCCAACCCCACCGCCGGTGGCCCCGAAGGCAGAAAGGCCCTCAACGCCCGACCGCCTGCGCGTGGCCCCGAAGGCGGACTACTGGGCGCGATGGGCGGCCGTCCCGGACAGGCTGTTCGCGACCGACGCGACAGCGGAGCTCGCGCTGAAGCGACTGGCTAGTGATGTCCGAACCACGCTGGACGAGGTGAGGCGGGCGGGCAAGCCGGTCCCCGCCGAGCGCGAGGTCGCCGGGCTCCTGGACCGGGTCCAGCCCGGGCTGACGCTCGACGAGTACCGCGCACTCTGGGGGCCGCTGCTCGGGCACCTGCGGGCGCTCGAGGATCTGCTGACTGACTGACGGGCAACCTTTCAGAGAAGGGAGAAGGGTCATGGCTGAAAAGTCTACGAACGGCGCGATGGTGCAGGTCGGTGTCAAGCTCCCCCAGGACGTTGCGGAGCGGCTTGAGCTGTGCTGGAAGAAGGCGGGCGCGGAATCTCGGTCGCACTTCGTGCGCAGCGTCCTCACCGCCGTGGCAAACGGCGAGGGGGCGGTTCCGGCTTCGACCACGACAGCCATCGCCTCGCAACCAATCCAGTCGTCCGACGACGGGCTCCGCCGCCTCCTCGCCGAGGCCGTGCTGTTCCTGCTCTCGTCCCAGTGGCGTGTACAGTCGACCGAAGAGGCCGCGACGCTCGTACGCGAGGTGTTCTTGAAGGGGGTGTTGCGTGAGCATCTCGGCGAGTAGGGCGGAGCAGTATATCGACTGGCTCTTCTACATGGAGGCGAAGAACTCGGGCGCGGGCATCAGGACGTCCGAGGGGGCCCAACTCCTCGGGTTCGTGGGAGAGAACCCCAGCTTCGACGAGGTGGTCTGCTTCAGCAACAACCTGCGGCCGGATGGGAGCTACTTCCTCCGGCCAAGGTCCGACCAGGGAACCCACTACTGCTACGTGCTCCACTGCCACGCCTCGGTGAGCGTGCTCCAGGCGGCGAATGATCTCGACTTCACGCGGCGGCTCCACCAGGAGGGATTGGCGGCCGCGGTGGAGGCGATGAAGGTCCTGGACGGTCGGTGCCAGGTGCGCTTCCGAAAAGACGGCGAACTCATCCTGCGAGACGCTAGCCCGGTCTGGATCGCGTTCACCGGGACCATGAACCGCAAGGGCGAGCCGTGCCTCCACTGGCACGTCTACACGGCCCGCACCGGCGTAACGCCCGACGGGCTGAGCCGGTCGGTCGAGAGCCCGCGGCGGACGTTCTTCAAGCCGCAAAAGGAGATCGACCGCTGCTTCCAGGAGGGGCTCGTGATGCGGCTGACCGAGAAGCTCGACATCCCGGCGAAACTGGTCGGCGGGACGTGCACGGTGCCGGCGGTGCCCCCGGAGCTGATGGCAGGCATGTGCACCCGCCGGCACGACGCCATCGAACACCTGACGCGGCGTGGAAAGGAGCTGACGCCGGAGAACATCCGGAGGGCGCTCATCGCCACGCGGCCGGAGAAGGTGATGCCCCGGACCCTCGCCGAGCAGGTGGAGGGGTGGAGCGAGCAGGCGAAGGCGATCGTCCCGGACTTCAGCGTCGAGCGCCTGCGTGAAGAACAGCGGCAGCAACAGCAGCGGCAGCAATACCAGCAACTCAGCGGAGGGCTCAAGATGTGAAAGAACCAACAGAGAACGAGATCCTGATGGGTTACGCGCTGGTGACGCTCGGCATCTACCTGCTCGGCAGGCTCTACGACTCCCTCTTTGACAGTAAGGTCAAGTACAAGGTGGTCCGCGGCCAGCCACTGGGGCCGCCTCGGCGGAACGGGCCGAAGCCGAAAACGGGTCGGTGGGTTCGCCTCGGCGCGGACTGGCTCGACGAGGGCTTCGGGGTGCTCGGCGTGCTGATAGCCGGGATCCCCGGCGCGGGGAAGGGCCTGCTCATCAAGGTCTTACTTCGGAGCATCCTCAACCTGATGGACGGGCGGGGCGTCCACCGGGTTGTCATCTTCGATATCGCGCGAGAGATGCCGCGGTTCGTCTCGGCGTTCGCCCCGGCGCACGTCAACATCTGGATCCTTGACCCGTTCGACGCCCGGTGCACGGCGATCGACTACGCCCGGATGCTCCGCACCGCCGCGGATTTCCTGAACTTCGCTACCCGGATGGTCCCGTCCACACCGAGAAACCCGCAACCGTTCTTCGAGGACAGCGCCCGGCTCCTCTTCATGCGAACGCTCCAGCTTCTCAACCACTGCTCGCCGGGAAACTGGGAGCTGATCGACCCGTGCAAGATACTGCGGAATAAGGCCCTCGCCCGCGCCCTGTTCCAGCGCTTCCCGGCGTTCTCCGACGCAATCACCCACCTGACCGACAACGACGCCGCCCGGTCGGTCTACGCCACGCTGCTCGCCAAGCTCGGGCCGCTCGAGCCGGCCTTCGCCTGTCTGGCGAAGGCGAAGGAGAAGCGCACGGTGGAGGAGTTCATGGCGAGCGAGGATGTCTGGCTCATGGGCATGGACGACAGGAACGCCGAGGCGTGCGCCACCCTCTACGCCCACTTGTTCGACGCCTTCACCGACCGCGCCCTGTCGCAGGTCACGTTTGACCAGAAGCACTGGCTATTTCTCGATGAACTAAGGGCCCTGCGGCCGTTGCAGTGCGTGACCAAGGTCGCTACCCGGGGCCGCAAGTCCGGCTGCTGCATGGTCAGCACGATCCACGACCGCTTCGGGATGTACCACGTCTACACGCGTGACGTCGCGGAAGAGCTGTTCGCGTGCCACGCCTACCACCTGTATCTACGGCTCGGCTCTCCCGACATGTCATCCTGGGCCAGCGCCAATCTTGGCGAGTGCGACTGCATCGAGCGGCTCACGACCAAGAGCGGCCACGTCCACGAGACCGTCACCCGCCGCCGCAACGTGTCGCCGTCGGAACTGGAGAATCTGCCACCAGCCGACTACGCCGGCGATCTGGTATCCGGCGCGGTCCGGACCCCGGACCCGAACCTGCCGCCCGCGTTCTTCACCTGCACGTTCCGGGACGACGTCGACATCCCCAACGACGGCCGCCCGCTGATGAAGAACTTCGTCCCGCGGCCGGCGAGCGACCAGGATGTCGAGGCCTTCACCCTCGACGACCTCATGCGGCTCAACCTGCCCGACACGCCCGAGATCCGCAAGACCATCAAAGACGACCACAAGACCCCCTAACCCCCCGAAGGAGGTGCCCCATGCCGGACATTCGGCTGATCCACGACTGCAGCTTCGCGACGACCAAGGCCGTGCTGGAAGTGTTCGCCCTCGACGAGCGGGAGTACCGCGAGGCCTTCGACCAGGTGATCGAGATCATCAAAGCCGGGTTCCACACCTACGCGGAGTTCAAGGCCCGGGAGATGGTCCGGCTGGCGAAGGCCCAGCCGGACACCAACTGACACCAAACCCTAACTCGGAGTACCCAACCATGAAGAGACTGCTGCTGAAGCTCACCGACAAGCACTACCTGCTCCACGTCGCGACCTACGCGACCATCTTCCTCGTGTACGTGTTCATGTTCTTCGCCGCACTCGTCGCGGCCCGGGTCGCGGTCCCCAACGGCCTGAACGCCCTGAAGGCCCGCGGGATCCCGAACGTCCTGAACACCACGCCGACGTGGTACTTGGTCGCCTGCGGCCTGATGGCGCCGCTGCTCACACTCGCGTTCTTCGTGTTCATGTTCCGGAGGTGCCTCATCCCCTGGGTCAACAAGAAGCTCATCGAGCGCGGCCGGCGGCTCGACGCCCTGGAAGGGAAAAAAGTCTGGAAGGGAAAGAAGCGCCGCCGCGCTGAAGACACTACTCCGACACCTCCGCTACGACGCCGACGAATGCGAGGCGATGGTCGTTGGGCTGTACGACGCCGACGAATGCGAGGCGATGATCGACGCTTCGGATTCCTCGATTGAGGCGATCTAGGCCATGTTGCCGCCGTTCGGTTCGGAAGAGGAAGCGGAAAAAGCATCGTATCCGATCTTCCGCGTGCTCTGCGAGTGATAGGCCGGACAGCAGTCACCCGCGCGCTCTGGCGGTTTCGCATGGCCCTCCGAGTCCTTCTTGGGTACCGCCCGACGTCGGTACGGTTCGACGCGGTCGACCGGAACATCGCGGACCTCTGTGCGAATGCGGCAGCGGACTTCATCTGCGGCAGGTTGTACGACCAGATCTGCGGTAAGCGGCAGGGATGCCCTCTTATTCACGATCGGAGATCGACAGAGAACAAGCACAAAGACGAAACCGGGGGGATGAAGGATGAACCAGAAGTACTTGAACCCCGAGCAGATCGCAGCCCGCTGGGGCGTGCCCTGCGAGGAGCCGGAGCTCGACGGGGTCGTGGTGCAGGAAGTACCGGCGGGACGATGGTCGCTCGCGGTGGCGGGAGGGGGTGGAGGATGACCGAAACACTCCTCACGAAGGAAGAGGCTTGCCAGCTCCTCCGCGTCTCGTCCCGCACGCTGGACCGCTGGCGGGCGATGTGGCGGGCGAGGAAGCTCAATCCGCTCGGCGAGGTGAAGATCAGAAAACAGCCCCGCTTCCGCCGCGAGGCCGTCGAGAAGCTCCTTACCACGCCGAAGCTGTGGCTCCAGAACGCCTGACGCTCACTTCAGCCCGAGCCCTTCCATCGCCTTCACGGCGTCTTCGAGAGTATGGAAACTCTCGTCGTCGTAGGTTGCCATCGTGAGCCGGATGTCCGAGTGCCGCATGAAGAGCTGGCGGATGCGGGCCGGGACGCCCGCCTGCCCGAGCATCACGTTCGCGGTCATGCGGAGCGAGTGGAAGTCGGCGTCGCCCTGGGCCGTCTTGTACGGGATGCCGGCGAATTTCAGATCCTTCTCCATCATTCGCGCCGACGCCTGCGGCACGTCGAACAGCAAGTCGTCCGGTCCCTTATTCGTGTCCCGAATCCAGTCCGCCAACTCCTGAGCGAACGCGGGTACGAGAAGCAGCCTCACCTGCTGGTCGTTCTTCGTCAGCTTCCCCGGAATCGAGAGTCGGGGGAACGGCTTCTTGTCCAACTCCAGGTGGTGGGGGCGGAGCGAGCCGATCTCCCCGGCCCGAAGTCCGGTGTAGACCGCCGTCTTGTAGATCAATGCCCGCTCCCGACCGAGAAGGACGTACCTGGCGACGGCCTCATCCCGCTTCTTCTGGGCACGCTCACGTTGCCGGACGCCGGGGCCGACCTCGGTCCCGTACCGTTCGTGATACTGAGCGAGCGGTCGGGCCCTCGCGGCGTCAAGGAGTTTCTGGATCTGCTCGACCGTAAGGGCCCTTCGCTCCTTCGTCTTCTTGCTGCCCGTTGGGGCGTCCACGCGCTCGAGCGGGTTGCCCTCGATGCGGTCCTTCTTGACGAGCCACGCGACGAAGACGGAGATGGCCGAGAGGTGCTTCTTCTTATTGCCCGAGGAGCCCTTGACGCCCGCAAGGTAGTGGTCGATTGCCTCGTGGGTGAGGTCGGTGAGCGAGTTCAGGCCGCCGACGAACGCTCGCAGGATGGCTTCCTTTCGGTCCTTGTCCTTCTCCGACTTCCCCCTCGCCCGCATGACGGGCAGGAACTCGTCGAGGTGCTCGGAGATCTTCCGGTCGTAATGCTTCTGCCGGGGGTCGACGATCTTCGCCTTTGTCAGGTCCTTCGTCCGCAGGAAGTCGGCTAGCATCGCCTTGGCTGCCGTCTTGTCCGCGCAGAGCGGAACCTTCTTCTGCTTCGTTCCCTCGCGGTAGTACGCGTACCACTTCTCCGAGGTGCGAACTCGTTTTTCAGCACCGCTTGTTTTCGGTGGTACCCTCCGGCCGTTCAACCACCACTCGGTGTACTTCACCTTGATGAGCGTAGCCATGCCGCACCCCACGGGTTCGTGTGTAGCTCCGTGTGTAGCATACCATGGCTGAATGTGACTTCAAGAGGCCGGTAGTGGCTCGATGTGTCTCGCGCCTTCGAGAGCCAGAAAATGAAGAAACCCCCAGATTTTCTGGGGGTTTCTCGTGTTTCAGCGGAGAGGGCGGGATTCGAACCCGCGGAGGGGTTTTACCCCCTCGCCGCTTTAGCAAAGCTCCATCTTTGATGGCAACTCACTGCGGTACGCCTAAAAATCAAGCTAATCACAAACGGTCTGCTATTCGGGCGGTTCGGTGTGTAGCTCGGTGTGTAGCAACCCAGGGAAGTTCAGCACCGCCCACTCACCACGGAGCTCCTTGCACTTCCTGTCCTACACCCGCGCAGCCTCTTCGGCTGTGGAGAAGTAGCCGAGAGAGATGCGCCGGTTCTCGTGCTGGATCGAGGCTTTGAATCCACCATGAACGCGGTCCACGTCGCTCGCAGGCCCAGTCACAGCCCTCAAAATCGACTGGGAACATGCTCGGCTCGAACCGCCGCCGCCAGAGCCAGGCGTAGAGCCTGCCGGGCATTTTCCGGGCGGCGGCAACCGCACCAGCCGTGGCAGCGACGAGTAGCCCGCCGCTGGCAAACTGGTTGGTCCTCAGGAGTTCTTGGGCGTGGAAGGCGAGATCGGTGATTGATGTCATACCGCGATGAAGGTATCACATGCGTGATGGTCTGGTAGCGAGTGAAGTGCGGGTGCCATTACGCTAAAGTCGGACCTGTGACACTATCAGGGTATGGCATTCTTCCTCCGCCATGTCCTCCCGTTCAATCTACCCTGCCAGGGGTAAATACACTTTTCGCGCCAGCAATCGGGCGCAGCACACAAGACAAATCAGTTCGTTCGGAAAGTAGGGTAATGGCTCATCCTGGGCTAACGTGGCTTTGGACCACGAGACTGCCGGTTCGAGTCCGGCCTTTCTGATCAAATGGCGAGATGGTGTAACGGCAGCCGCGCCCGGCTCAGGCCCGGGTATCTTCGGATGTGGGAGTTCGAGTCACTCTGACGCAGGTTCGAGCCCTCCCGCCCCAGCCACACGGTGTCGCTAGCTCAACGGCTAGAGCGCCGGGTTGTGGCCCCGGAGACTGCGGTTCGATTCCGCAGCGACACCCCATCGTCCTCCCGGCTTATGCCTCTCACTGACCGGAGACCACGACAGCGGTCATTCCCGCCACAAGCGGTAGCTTGGGAGCCCAGTCGATCGGCGGCAGTTTGCTGTCCGCCCTGTGGTGCTCGGAGAGTTTGAAGAACTTCCGAAACGTCCGGGCGCCGATGACCCCTTCGGGGTCGGTGATGAGCCCCCGGGCCATCAGGGTTTCTTCGTCCCAAGCGGCTTCAAACTGACAGACGGCGGTGTAGTTAAAGATGAGCAGATCGTGGACCGGGTGCTTCTGGATTGTGACCCGCTTCTTCGCTTCGAGATCTCTGAACGTCTCAAGGTTTACCCTACCCACCTGCCTCCGTGCCGAAAACCAGCCACTGTCGACCAAGGTTGGTGCGTAAGTCAGGAAGTATCAACGGGCAAAAAACCGCCCCCCCCCTCCCACTGCCACAAAACCCCTAGCTTGTCAATCTTCCGCTATGCCACACTGTTGTTAGGCGGCGCATGATCCACGTCACGATCCTCGGAAAACGCTGGCGACTCCGGTTTACCAAGCTAGCGCGGGGGACGGATGGGGAGTGCGACGCGCCGACGGACCCGGATAAGGAAATCCGGATCGCACAGGGGCTTGGTGAGAAAACGCAACTCGAAACACTCATCCATGAAGCGCTCCACGCTGCCGACTGGTCGAAAGACGAGGCATGGGTTGAACAAGTCGGCTGCGACATCGCCCGACTCCTCTGGCGGCTCGGTTACCGGCGGAAAACCAACGCCGACGTGGACGACGACGCAACTTAGCCGGAACGTTTTCCGGGTAAACATCCCCTTTCAGCAAGGGGCGGAATGGGAGCAGTGGGCTCTCTTCACGAGCGATATCCACTGGGATAACCCGCACTGCGACCGAAAACTCCTAAGGAGACACCTCGACCGGGCCGTTGAGCGAAGCGCAATCATCTTCTGCAACGGCGATTTGTTCGACCTGATGGGCGGCAAGTACGACCCCCGTGCCGTCAAGAACGGCATCCGCTCCGAGCACAACGTCCCACACTACTTCGACGCGGTCGTGGAAGATGCGGCTGACTGGCTCGCCCCGTACGCACGAAACCTGTTCGTCCTAGCCCAGGGGAACCATGAGACGGCCATGACCAACCGGCACGAGTTTAACCCAATTGAGCGGCTCATCGGTTTACTCAACGCGAGCACCAGGTCACGGGTTTACAACGGCGGCTACTCAGGGTTTCTGGTTTTCGCGTTCGCAGCGCAGGGGGCGAGCGAACGCGCTCGGGTCTCGTCCGTCGTCGTGAACTACCACCACGGGGCCAGTAGCGGGAAGACTACTTCGAACATCCTGTCGCACGAAAGGCGGGCGGCGTTTCTGCCCGACGCCGATATCCTGGTCACGGGCCACGCCCACAACCACTGGAGCGAGACCGTGGCTCGCATCCGGCTCAGCAAGAACGGGGCCGTGTACCAGGACACCCAGCTCCATCTCGGGATTCCGGGCTATAAGGACGAGATCGGCGACGGGCGGGAGGGCTGGGCCGTGGAACGGGGCTTCAGGCCGAAGCCGCTGGGGGCCTGGTGGGTCAGGTTCTTCTGGTGTCGGCAGAGGAGTCGGGTGCTCTACGAGGCTATCCGGGCCCAGTAGCTCGGCGCTCGATAGGCCGGGTAATCCGATCAGCGGTTTTCATTACTGATACATTCAAACAAGTTCTGAATGTGAAGAGCGTTGCCCGCAGGGCACGCAGCGAAAACCGGCCCTGCGGGCAATCCGAGGGCCGGTGCGAAAACGACCGTTACTCGCGGTCAACGTACTGTAAGGCGGCTTACCGCCTCGAACGAGTCGTGAAGCTAATCCTGAAACCAATCGGTTTTGATGTTGTCTAGGCCGATACGAGCACGCACCGCAAGAGGGTGCGTGCTCAACTGGTTTTCCCTAATAAGCCTACGCCGCTAACGCCACTTCATACGCCCGCTGCTTCAGCCTCGATCCCTCGCCGAACCAAGCAGACTCGAGCCGAGCCGCCTCGCTCCGTTGCCCCCGCGTGTGATCGACCCAATCCGTGAGTGCGTTGTACGCCCCCCAGTACGTGCCGCGAACGCCCGGGATGTTCGCCCCCGGCGCGTTGTAGTACGCTTTCAAAACCGCCTCCCAAGCTTTCGAGCCCTTACCCGCCTTCTGCTCGTCTTCGGTTACTTCCAGTACCTCGCGGACAAAAGCGGCTAGGCCGTCAACCGGAAGCCCGCGCGACGCCATTCGCTGGAAGTCCTGCACCGTCGCGGTGAAGGTCTGTGCCGCCATGTCCACGGTACGCTTTACCAGGTCTAAACCCGCTTCTACCTTCGATGTGTGCCGTACCCGCAAACAGTCTTCAAGGCCGCTGTTGGCCCTGCGGTCCGCCCGGCTGAGGGTGTTCCAGCACACTACGCGGATGGTGGTGAACTGAGCCCGCACAGCCTGGGTGCCGTCGTGGGCGTTGCTCAGAAGGAAATAGCCTCGAACGCGGTCGCCATTTAGAACGTCGGCTTCAGCGTCCTTCAGTCTCGCGAGAACCCACACCCGTCGACCGCCCTTGAGGGAGCCAGCTGTTTCGAGCTGGCAGGCACCAGACGAAACGAACCAATCGATGAACTCGAAGGCCCGGGCGTTCTGCAGCGGCTGATAATCCTTCCCGACGATTCCAAGAATCGTGTGATCTGTGTCGCGGACGACGGCCCGGTGAGTCTTCACCTCACGGGTGTTGAGCACGCCTTTGTCGGAGATGAGGGCCCCCAGCGGCTGAAGGGAGACCGTCCAATCAAGACCAGCCAAGCGAATTGCCTCCTCAACGCTCGGTGCCTCAGGGAGAACGACGCCCAACCGATGCCATGCGGGGGTACGGACGGTAAAGCCTGTTTCGAACTCGTGTGTCATAAGCCTCCTTTCGGAAAAGGCCGCATCCTTCACGGGGGATGCAGCCGAGTTAATGAGTGGAGAATACTACAAAAATCAAAAAAGTGTCAACAAAATAATGATACTGTAAGCGTTAATAATCAGACCCTTGATCAGGGAAGGTTTGGAAGGCCCCCCCCGCCGCTACGAGCGGCCATCGGGCACAGGTTTGGAAGCGCCACGGGGGGGGGATGCGGGGAGAGTCCGGGAGGGGGGGGGAAGCCCCTCCCGTGCGGGAGCCATCAATGCTGATAGCTACCGCTCGAGCTCGTCGATACCCCAGCGAATAACCTGCACGTCCGGCCCGGCGAGCTCGAAAACCATCCGTTCTATGTTCGCATACTGGTGCGGCATCGGCTCGTTCCAGAGCTGAAGAAAGTCTACGTAGGCGGGCGAGTTACTCTCCCGGAGATCGACAACGATTCGTGCAGCCTCACTGTTCTCCGGGTAAAGCTGGCTGGCGATAGCCTCAATAATTTCGGGGCATGTCGAAAGTGTACGAAACTCGCCGTCGATGTACTGTGCCCATTCCGGAGCCATGATCCTTTGAAATAAACCCGCCGGGGGTATTCTCCCCCGGCGGGTTTAGGGCCTACTCGGGCCGGGTAACGGGCTCACGGCTGGCCTCGTAGTCAGCCGCCCACGTGACGTAGATGCCGCGTTTCTTTAGCCTGTCGAACAGAGTCTCGTGACAGGCGAGACAAACTTGGCCGTCGGTGCTCACGCCATCACTCGCAAAATCGTCCCAGGCACGGTACTGCACGAGCCGGGCCACGGGAAGAACGGCGAGACACTCCGGACATACGAAGTTATCGTCGAGGTTCTTGCCGTCGATGGTGGAAAGCTCATCGGGGTCGGCAACCTCGTCCGAAAAGCACTCGTCGCAGATGCAGCGATCGACCGAGCCGCCCTTGCGGCGGGTGGTGTGAAAGCCGTGCTCGTCGGCGTGGCGGGGGTGGTTGCAGCGGTCACAGATGTACTGGCCCATCGTCGTTACGCCTCCTCTCGTAGAAACACCGTCCACCGCCTGTCGCCGCTATCGTTTAATTCGAGCAGCATCCAAACCTCGGCAAAGTAGAAATGGCTCTCACTGTCGGCGGTCGGGACGACGGTTTTGATGAGGGGGAGGAACGCGCGGCCCCTCTGGTACGCGATGCTGAGCAGGCTCAAGACCTCATGCAGTCGCGTGTGTGAGTCGGTACCCTGGTAACCACAATGGGCGGTGATCAGCTCGTGATACGCCCGGCGGCTCAAGGCCGTGGGATAACGAAGGTTTTCGAGCTCGGCAACCGCCGAGACGTCGATCAGATCGCCCTCGATGAGGGCTTCTGCTCGATCGGGAAAAGGTGATACCTCTAGATGTTGGTTCATATGCCTCCTGTGTTTGGGAGCAGTTTCACGGACCGCTCCATAATTGGTGAGGCAAGAATAGCGCGAACGAAGAAATGTGTCAACAAATTAGAATAAGAAAAAATGACACTTGCACAATACTGAAGGCGCCTTAGGTTGGCGGCATGAGTAACTTTCGTTCTGCGTCCGACAACTCCGGGAAGCACGTTTGCGCATGCTCGCCGGCCCTATACTGCTTCGGGGTATCTTCGGAAATGAGTGGACTAACGTGATCTTCACTGGTGACGAAGCACCGGCCTTGTATTCCCCGTAGGTAATCTTCGATAACTGTGTAATCGTTGTAGCCAATCTTGTGTGACCGGGCATAACCTGAAGCGCTCTAGCCCTCCGGAAGATATTTTACGGGATCATAACAAGGCTTCCAATTGCGTATATCATCGATCGTCACTGTCTTCATGCCGCCTCTTCTACCATCTCAATCAGTTTCGCACATTGAGCATCTCGCGCAGATTTCCATCCGGCTTTCCATGCAGGTTCCCACGTAAGCTCCCACGCGGCTTTCCACGTCAACTTTCCTACCCATTCCTTCGCTGCAAGCCAGACTGTATCCCTTGCTAGAGCAATTGCAGCTTCCCATGCAGCACGCATTGCTGCGTACCTAGCCCATTCAATGACTGTAGCCCTTGCTGCTTCGATCGCAGCTTCACAGGGAGTGAGCATGACTGCGGCTCCGGTCGCACCCTCCTCTACTTTCATCGCAGCGTCCCACACAGCACTCCGCACAACATATCTAGTTGCTTCCCTTGTTGCGACGATGGCTTCATCACGTGCTACAGTTTTTACCGATTCCATCGCAGCTTCAAACGCTGCATCTCTGATGGCATCCCACGCTGCTGACCTCATCGCCTCACATTCTTCATTCTTTGCTATGATCTTATATGCAGCATGAGATTCCATCCTCACTTTATCACGTAATACACGCATCACTGCGTCATCGACTGCATCCCACGTTAATGCACGTGTTTCCGACGATTCGTTTCTCGCTGCGACCAGTTCTTCTCTGGATGCCTTTCCTTGTATGAAGTTCTCAGCAACTTCGATAGCACGCTTTGCACTATCATCATGAAACCAACGCTCCACTTGCTTCGCGCACCATATCGCAAAACGACGCAGGGTTTTTGCATCGATCCATTCTTCTCGACATACCAGCGACAATTTGTCTTCCAACGGCATCATCGGACGTTTCAAAATATCAACGACGGTACCGCTCCATCGATCAGGAAAGTATTTTTCTAGATCATTGGGAATGGCCCGGTTGAGTATATCATCGATCGTAAATATCTCCATGCCGCCTCTTCTACCAGCTCGATCAATTTCGCGCATTGAGCATATCTCGCAGATTCCCATGCAACTTTCCATGCAGTACTCAAAGTAACTTCCTGCGTTGAATTCCTTGCTGCGATCCTCATTGCAATCCATGCTACGTTCGTCGCTGCATCATGTGATGCTTCCAATGCTGCGACCCTCACTGTGTCCGTAGCTGCGTTCAATACCGTACCCATTGCCGCGGCTCTATCTACTTCAAATAGCATTTCCTTATCTGCATCCCTAGCTTCTTCACACGCCTTGTTACGTTCGTTCACCAATGCGTTTCTCGCTGCAACCAATTCTTCTCTGGATGCTTGTCCTTGTGCGAATTTCTCCACGACATCGATGACGCGCTTTGAACCCTCATCAGGGAACAAGGAATCTACCTGCCTCGCGCACCATACTGCAAAAAGTCTCAACGTTTTTGCGTCGATCAAATTCTCTCTACATACTATCCACAATTTTTCATCGAGTGGGATTTTAGGATATTTCAAAATATCAACGACGGTACCGCTCCATTGCTCCGGAAGGTATATCGTTGGATCATAGGAAGGCTTCCAGCTACGTATATCATCGATCGTAAATATCTTCATGCCGCCTCCTCCACCATCTCAAGCAGCTTCCCACATTGAGCATACCTCGCAGAATTCAAGGCAAATTTCCGTGTAATATCCCAAGCAACTTCAAACTTCACCTTCCTCGCTGCTACCTTCATTGCAATCGATGCTAAGTTATACGCTGTCACATACGCTGTTTCCAATGCTGCGTTCCTTGCTACGTCATGTACTGCGCTCAATGCAGTAGCCAATGCTATGGATCTATCTACTCCAAGTAGCATTTCCTTATATGAATCCATAGACGAATCTCTAACTGCATTCCTGACTAACCCCAACATCGCCTGACTTTCGTCCATCAATGCGTTTCTCACTGTAACCAATTCTTCTCTGGATGCTTGTCCTCGTGCGAATTTCTCCACGACATCCAACGCACGCTTTAAACACTCCTCAGGGAACAAGGAATGTATCTGCCGTGCACACCACACGGCAAAAAGTCTCAACGTTTTTGCGTCGATCAATTCTTCTCGACATACTATCGACAATTTTTCGTGTAGTGGGATTTTAGGATGTTTCAAAATATCAATGACGGTACCGCTCCATTTCTTCGGAAGGTATATCGTTGGATCATTGTAAAGATCCCAGCTGCGTATATCATCGATCGTAAATATCTTCATGCCGCCTCTTCTACCATCTCAATCAGTTTCGCGCATTGAGCATCCCGCGCGGATTTCCATCCGGCTTTCCAGGCAGGCTCCCACATAAGCTCCCATGCAGCCGTCCACGTCAACTTTCCTACCCATTCCTTCGCTGCGAGCCAGACTGCATCCCTTGCTAGAGCAATTGCAGCTTCCCATGCAGCACGCCTTGCTGCGTACGTAGCCCATTCGTTGACCGTAGCCTTTGCTGCTTCGATCGCAGCTTCACGAGGAGCGAGCATGACTGCGGCTATGGTAGTACCCTCCTTTATTTTAACCGCAGCATTCCACACAGCATCCCACGCGACATCTCTAGCTGCTTTCTTTGCTGCGACGATGGCCGCATCACGTGCTGCGGTCTTTATCGATTCCATCACAGCTTCAAACGCAGCATTTCTGATGACATCCCACGCTGCTGACCTCATCTCCTCACATTCTTCATCCTTCACTACCATCGTATATGCATCATGAGATACCGCCCTCACTGTATCACGTAATACACGCATCACTACGTCATCAACTGCTTTCCACGCCAATGCACGTGTTTCCGACGATTCGTCTCTCGCTGCGATCAGCTCTTCTCTGGATGCCTGTCCTTCTATGAATTTCTCAGCAACTTCGATAGCACGCTTTGCACTATCATCAGGAAACCATTGCTCCACTTGCTTCGCACACCATATCGCAAAACGACGCAGGGTGTTTGCATCGATCAAGTCTTCTCTACACACCACTAGCAATTTGTCTTCGAATGGCATCGATGGATGTTTCAAAATATCGACGACCGTACCACTCCATCGATCAGGAAAATAGTTTT